ACAAACACCCCGAGTAACAGATCCTCCATGTACTCGCACTTGGACACCTTCTCAATACGCTTGACCTCTGTCTCCAGAACCTCATCAGTCCACTGGGGGACACGTGTCAGTAGATTCTGAAACGTCTTGAGGGTCTCACCGGGTTGCTTATTGCGCACGCAGGCGGTCTTGGCATTATCATAGATGCTCCAGAGACCATCGGCAACATGCGGGATCAGAACGCGACTCAGATTCTCACGGAGCGATTGTTTGACAAAGTCCGTGCTCATTTACTTAGACAGAGTGATTAGAGGAAGGACAATACGGACGCGCTATGCCAAAATTTGTCCTCATTCTCATGGTCCGTAATGAAGAGCGGATCCTCAAGCGATGTATGGAATCTGTCGAAGGCTTTGTAGAAGCCTATTGTATCTGTGACACTGGGTCAACGGATAAAACCTGTGAGATTGCTACCGAGTTCCTTAAGACACATGATGGGTGTCTAACTCATGTTCCGTGGCAGAATTTTGGGTATAATCGCACAGCTAGCTTTGCCAATGCACAGACGTATCTGAAAAAAACTGGATGGGATCTCAAGGATACCTATGGCCTTCTTTTGGATGCTGATATGATGTTTGATCCTGGATCATTAAAGACACATCCACTTGAACATATTGGATACACAATCGTGCAATGTGCTGGAACGTTGGAATATCCAAATACCCGTCTCATTCGGATGGATCATTTTTGGGAGTGCAAGGGCGTAACGCATGAATATTGGGATGCGCCTTCCGATCACATACCAAAAGTGATCTGTCACATCAACGACTTTAATGACGGTGGATGCAAGTCGGACAAATTTCAACGAGATGCAATTCTTCTTGAAAAGGGCCTGATCGATGAACCCACTAATGTTCGGTATATGTTCTATCTTGCACAGACGTATCACAGCACTGGGCGCTGGAAGGATTCAATTGCAATGTACAAGAGGCGTATCAATGCAGGTGGTTGGTTCGAAGAGATCTGGTATTCGCATTATATGATCGCAAAGTGCCATCGAGAACTTGGAAACATTCCAAAGTTCGAAGAGTGGATGCTCAGAGCACACGAATATCGCAAGGAGCGCGCAGAATCTCTTTATGAACTTGCCCGATATTTCCGGCAAGATGGTCAGCATTATAAGGCATATCAGTATGTTGTGATGGGTCAGAAGATCCCAATGTCAACGGATAGTTTGTTCATTGAAACCGATGTATACAGGGGTCTATTTGATTATGAACAGTCGGTCCTAGATTATTATGTCAAATCAAATCGATATGAAGGCCTTCGATCTTCAGTACACTATATGCTAAAACTTGGCCTTCATCATCCATCTGTTCTCTATAATCTTCAATATTACACGAAGCCAATCGTTTCTGAACGGAAACGACTCACATTTCCATCTGTATTTGGACCATCCTTTTCACCTTCAGCACTTTCAGTGCTTGAGTATCCATTTGTCAATGTGAGATACGTTAACTACAAGGTTGTGGATGGAAACTTTATAACACCAGAAGGTCTTTCACTATGTGAGAATGCATGCTTCAATATCGAAACCGGACAACTTGTTGCAAAGATGGATGAGGCAACCGTAAACCTTCCCGTTCTTGATCATACCATCAGGGGCCTTGAGGATGTTCGTGGATACTTTGATAAGAATGGAACGTCATGCTTCACTGCTACAGTTCACAATTATGACAAGGATATTCGTATTCTTCAAGGCAAGTACACGACGGGTCAATATAAGGACTGCAGGGTTCTTCCGTCACCTCATGGACGACACTGTGAGAAGAACTGGCTACCCATCAACGGAACTGACATGTTTATTTACGATTGGCACCCGCTCACCCTCGTGGATTCATCTGGAACCATTGTGAAGGAGATTCAGACAGCACCTATGTTTTCAAACTTCCGTGGATCAGCCCCTCCAATTAAGATGGATGGAAAATGGTGGACCCTCGTGCACATGGTAGATTATGGACCTCCTCGCAAGTACTATCACTGCCTTGTTGAACTGAATACCGACTTTGTTCCTACTCGTGTTTCGATGCCGTTTACCTTCGTATCACCTGCAATTGAATATTGCTTATCGTTTCGACATGTGAACGATACACTGCACTTCTTTGCAGGGATTAATGAGACTGCGCTATCCCGATTTATTGTTCAATTGACCGAGTTTACATGGAATACTCTGTAGACAGCAATGAGTGTTGCCATATTGGTTCCCGTCTGTAGCCGTGCACATCGGTGGAGCACGCTTGACGAGTGCTTTTTAATGACGCGATTCTTACCTAGTTTTGAAGCCACAAAGGACCCAACCCAAACGTATCAATTATATATCGGTGTGGATGATGACGATGAATTCTTTCTTCGTCACCGATCCGAACTTGAGAAAGTTGGGAAGGTTGTGGTTGTTTCAGGTTGTCAGCACGCACCCGCGTGGGTCTGGAATCGATTGGCAAGCGTTGCATATGAGGATGGACACGAGTATCTCTTTCAAATTGGAGATGATATTGTCATTGAAACGCCCGGATGGACGTCCAAGTTTATTGAAAAATTGAAGTCTCATAAGAACCGAGGAGTTGTAGGTCCTAAGAATCCTGTAAACTTTGCACTACGAGTCGGCGGAACTCAAGTGATCGAAAATGCATTTGTTCATCGGAGCCACTATGGATTATTCAATACGTTCTTTCACTCAAGCATTCGGAACTGGCACTGTGATGAGTGGTTGACACAGATTTATACTGGAATTTGTTCGCACACATTTGAAGACGTCATTGTATACAACGGATGCATTGATAAGCGATACAACATTGAATCTCGCGCGATCAAGGATCAGATTGCAGAGGGTCGTCTCACGATTCGTAAGGATCTTCGCGGATGTTTCTCCTTCTGTCTGTATGGACCCTATACGGACAAGTACTATAAGGGGCTAGCTGAAAACGTTGATCTTATTCGTCTTCACTACCCAAAGTGTGTCGTTCAGGTATATGCATCTCCAGAAGCTTCAAATTTTGCAAATGAGCTTGGAGTCACAGTCAATACAACATTTGAATCTGGATCTAGAAACATGATTCATCGTTTCCTTCCTACGCTGAGCGATGAGTATGAGTTTGTCTGCGTGCGTGATGCGGATAGCCGTATTCATGCGCGAGATCGTTGGTGTATTGATTCTTTTTTGGACAGTCCGTATACGGCTCATACAATTCGAGATCATCATTGGCATGAGCAACATTTAATGGGTGGTCTCTGGGGGTGTAAAGGTAAGATTCCTCTTCCAGAAAAGGTCTTCAAACAGTACATCACCTGGTGCCGAGAGGAGTATCGTGTTGACAATGAATTCTTGGCATCTCACATCTATCCATTGGTGGCTCCAGGACTAGTTGTTTTTTCCTATCGCACAGATGGTGTCCGGCGCGATCCAAATGAAAAAGTAAAAATGATTGAATATCCTCTTGTGAACCAAGAGTTCTGTGGGAATGTGGTTTTATATAAGGACGGTATACCCTATCACGAATTTACTCAAGTGTAGAGGTGACGCCATGACTCGTTCACCACTTTTGTCTCAACAAGAAGAGCCCGGATATCTTCAGGTGTGATCGCCATTGGTAGCTTGACTGCCTTGTAGAATGGATAACCCTTTGCCGTCTTCTCATCAGCAATCCTCAGAAGGTTGATGCGAGTGACCAGTGTTTCAACAGCCCGGATCAGAACACGAACTCCTTCCTCCTCATGAGAGTACTCAGAGATAAGGAACTTGATGGCCTCCTCTGTGATCGTGAGCTCGTTCTTCATGTTGATTCGCTCCAGAACCTGAGGCCAGACGTATTGTGTTACAATCGCCTTCTTGTCATCGGCTGTGTATCCGGCGCATGTGATGACCTGCATACGGTCCTTCAAGATCGGATGGACCTTGGACTCATCGTTGAAGGAGAAGACGAAGAGGCATTGGCTCAGATCAAAGTCAACCCCTGCAAAGTACCGATCGTGGAAGTGCGAGTTCTGCGACCTGTCTGTCAAGTGGATCAGCATTGAGATGATCTCCTCGCCGTGGGCCGTTGTGGAAACCTTGTCCAACTCATCAAAGTAGATGACTGGGTTCATGCATCGGGCTGACATGACTGCATCAGCAATGCGACCCCATGTAGCTCCCTCGTAGGTGTAGGAGTGACCTACAAAGTTTGCAGAATCTGATGCACCACCCAGCGAGAAGAACTCAAATGGACGCTTGAGAACCTCAGCCACACCGTGACGGGCGAAGGAGGTCTTGCCAACACCCATGGGTCCCTTGAGGGCGATCACATTTCCGACAGACGACGGGTTCGCGATCCACTGTGCGACAATCTGCATGATCTGGGCCTTGGCAGCTTCCATACCATAAACCGCCTTGTCAAGTGTTCCCTGCGTATCTGATAGGAATTTGGAGCATCCAGCACGATCCTCTTCAAACTTCACAGGCAATGGGACGACATTTCCGAATGGGATTCGGAGGAAGCCATCCACCCACGTCTTGAGCTTGTGAACCTCTCCGCTATCGGCATCCATCTCGTTGAGGACATCGATCTTGCGAATCACAGAGGCCTTAAGTGCATCAGGAATCGGGAGTGCAAGCACCCGGAACTTGTATGGAATCTCACCATCTGAGACAAGCTTTGCAAGTCCCTTCATCTGCTCGTTAAGCTTGCGTCGCTTGGACTTGGAGAGATCCTCATAGTACTCCTCTTCCTCCTCGTTGAGGCACAGGGCAGGTGAGTCGTCTTCCTTCTCCGCCTTCTTATTCTTGCGACGATGGCCGACCATTCCCCTCTCCGGACGAACATACTTGTCCATAAGGTGGGCGATGAACTCCTCTTCCTCTTCCTCGGAATTTGCCTCATCCTCACTCTCCTCTTGTTCGACGTCAATCCGGCTAGGACCCTTACCGTTGGCGAAGGAGTGAATGTGGAGCTTCACGGACACTTTGGCTCCCTTGGGGAGCTTGAGAGTTTGTTCCTCCTGTTCACTTTCCTCTTCATCTTCAGTCTCGTCTTCCTCTTCCTCATCGTCTTCATCTTCCTCCTCTTCTTCACTTTCCTCGGGTGCCACATAGTCAGAGTCCTCCTCTTCAGAATCAATGTCTTCATTCTTGGTCTTGAGTGTGTCGTCGTCTACCCAAACGACGGGTGCATTCCGCTTACGAAGGTTATAACGTTTGGGTGGCATCCTTGCTGCCTCCCAGGATAAAAAACAAAGTAACTTCCATTTTAACAATGGAGGACATCGAGCATCTGGTTCGAGAGCTCGAAGAAGAGAACAATCGGACCGCGGCTGCCGATCCAGGAATAAAAACCAGCCTGTCCGTTGTTGAGAAATTCCTGAAGACACATCCTGTTCTTTGTTACGGTGGAACTGCAATCAACAACCTATTGCCTGAGAAGGATCGTTTTTACAACCCCGAGACGGAGGTTCCGGATTATGACTTTTTCAGTAAGACACCCCAGGAACATTCGGTGATCATTGCAAACCAGCTGGTTGCTCATGGTCTGAAGAACGTCGAAGTGAAGCCAGGCATGCACATTGGGACCTTCAAGGTATTTGCAGATTTCACTGGCGTTGCTGATATTACCCAATTAACCGAAGATGTCTTTGATCGTCTGTGGAAAGAGGATATTGTTCGCGAGGGAATCCACTATGTACCTCCAAACTTCCTGAGAATGTCCATGTATCTAGAGCTATCTCGCCCTCGGGGTGACGTATCTCGTTGGGAGAAGGTCTATAAGCGTCTTCAACTTTTGAACAAGGCTCATCCGGTGACATGTCCTAAGGAGACAGCAGACCGCCATACGGAGATCACTCCTACTCAGCGTAAGCAAATTGAGAACCTGTTGAAAAACGAACCGGTTGTTTTACTAGCCGTTACATCAGCCGAAATTCACATGAAGGAGAAGTGGACGACCCCGATTGCCCTCTTGGCTGAAAAGGAAGTGATTGAGCGTCTTACGAAAGGAGAAGAAGTCGTAGTGGATGAGGAAAACGATATTCTTCCAAAGCGTACAACGGTTGTCATTAACGGAAAGAAGGACTTTATCCGATTTTATGAAACAACTGCATGTCATAGTTATCACACAATGACAAATGGAGTTCGTGTTGCAAGTATTCCAACCACACTTCAGTTCTTTTTCGCATATTTGTATTCAGATGCACATGTGAAGAATACGGCAAGTGTGTTATGCATTGCCCAGCGACTCGTGGACATTGCAAACTCAAAGCCGAAACGGCGATTTGCTATTTTGACCCCCAAGGATTGCCTTGGAAAGCAAGAGAGCTTTACGGAGATGAAACGTGATAAGGCTGATCTATATGCTGACTTATCTAAGAATAAGTCGTCGCCTGAGTTTCTTGAATACTTTTTTAGCTATAACCCTATGGATACGCCTGAAAAGAAGAAGAAGCTTATGGCTGCGCTTCGAAAGACTAAGAAGAACCGAAAACAGCTTAGTTCCGAAACGAAAGAATCCCAGCAGAATTAGTCGTTAAAGGCTGATACGGGAGCCCAATGCATGTCTGGCACCCTTCCTTACGTCCCTGAAGAAACTGGAGAAAGGAATCGTATCCAGTTGGAGCACGGTTTCGGAATGCAGTCGGTGCCGTTGAGTTAAACATCCTATACATGCCCCGAACACGGGCCTGTGCAACAAGATCTGCTGAATCGCGCAGACGCATTCCCTGAATTCCCGAAAGGGTTGTGCTATTTTGACCACCTGAACTCATTGCTTTTGACCGAGAATTTAAACGCGCCCCGTGTACCATGACATGTCAAAATATTGCGGGGATGAGGGAGCCACATGCATATCATCTTTTGGAACCGTCTTTGAGAGAGCATCTATTTCAGGTGCGGTCAAAGAACGATTTTGGTAGGTGAGTCCTGAAAGAACACCATCCCATCCTACAGTGTTGGATCCTAATGCAACTGACTTCTCATTCTGCTTAGGAAGTTGTGCAAGAGTGTGGTGTTGGCGGATGACACCATTGATATATATGTCAACCGAGTCCTGGTCTACCACAATACCAAAGTGAATCCACTTCCTTGCGGGGAGGTTCGAGATGAGAATACTCTCCGGAGACCCATAGGTATTCACGACAACCAAAATGCCGTTCGAGGTGCTGTCTAGATACATACCGGGACAATCACCCTTTGAAAAGATCAAGCGCTTCTGTCCATAGTTAAACGTGAAATCATTGAAGAGGAGCCAACCTGTATAGGTAAAGGTGGCACCCTCCGATTCATTAAATGAGCGAGGGAGCGTTCCAGGTGCACTTCGCTGTGTTTTTCCAGACATAGAACCCTCTACAATACGAACGGTCCCTGGATCAGATGGCGTACTTGTAGACGTGACTCGCCAGATAATAAGTCCAATGATTGTTAGGGCAACAAGGATGCCTACAATTGTGAACACACCCATTGCTTTCTACTTAGAAACAAAGCCTTTCCCAGTCAACCGGAGTTCCTTGGTTTTAGGCGTAGGTGGGAGGACAGCCCCATGAGGCGTCCATACCATTCTCAACATGGTTGCATAGTTTGTTGTCTTTTGCATTTCAAGTGTGCTCGGATGAACAGTGCGAGTTCCAAGTTGATAAATGTAGTGGATCCTAGACTCATCTGAACGATACTCCTTATCAAAAAACTCTAGCTTTGCAAGGGTAATTGTCCAATCTAGATCCTCACCTCGAACCGCATCTCCAAATGGGATAAGCTTAGCTACATCTCCAAACATAATGTTCAGGTGATTCGGAGGTCGCAAGAAAACTTGTCCACGAGCCATTGGACTTGACAGTGTGTTTTCAATGCTGTGTGTGAATGTGTACTGTGCCATTTGTCCTCGAAGACGACACACCTGGAATCCACCACGAATACACGCAAGTGCATCTTCAAAATATGCATCAGTCAAATCATCATCGTCATCAACAAACGAGACATATTTGCCTTTTGCACCTTGAAGGAGAGAATGACGTTTCTTTCCAACGCTCTGTTCTCGATTATCCCTTGCAATACAGTACTCAATCTTAAGATCGGGACATATCCTGTTGTGTTTTTCCTTGATTGATTCCATCAAGCGGTCAAACTTTGCCATTCGTTCAACAAGAGTTGGAATCATAATCGACCAATCATATTCATATGTTTTACGAGCAATGTAGTTCTTGAAATCTGCAGACCAATACCGTTGATTTCTCTGGTAGAGTGCATCATTTTTCTCTGGAAATCCAGTCCTAAAATGTTCATGGCGAATGAGGATGTTTTCAATATATGAGCACTTTGAAGCAAGTTCCCCTTTACAGAGGTCTGTGAACTCGTTATCACAGAAGAGGCTCTTGTAGGAAGGGTGATAGATGTACCCAATGGATTCATACATTTTACGCCCCATGATTGATAATGTGTTTAAGTGATACCCCTGGACACCATCATTCACCCAAACAATCCTATCCAAGTCGGAAGTCATATTTGAACGAATAATATCATCATAACCCTTGACCTTTGGAATCATATCATCCGAAACCAAAATAATAATATCCCACGCCCATTCAATTTTATTCATATCTGCATTCACTGCCTCGATCTTTGAGCTATTGTCGCTGAAGAAGATCTTGACCCATGCAACCGGAAGATTTGTAATATGATAGTCTACATTGGGATCATGCATTGTTGCATCATCTATGTCACATGATAGACAGATCCCAATGAGATCAGGTTGATTTGCAAGTTCCACGTATTTACGCAATGTTTCAATAACTTGCTTCGGCCTTGACCGCGTCGGGCATTTGAGTAGGATCCTCATTAGTCTTTAGAACGAGTAATTTGACACTTCTTTGCCCGAGGCATCCTTGACGCCAAACGTGTAGGTATATCCGAAGAGAGTCACCTCAGATCCCTTTGCAGTTGTGCTTGACGGAGGTTGAGCAAATGATGCGCAGTTTGTTCCAGCGCTGAAGAACGCAGCCGCATCTGTAGGTCCTAGCATATTCGGGTACGCGTGAACATTGCAAACGTATCCAGAGAATCCACCGCCGGCTCCGACTGTGATATCACCGGCTGCCGGACGAGGAACGCCAGGTAGAACGCACGACTTCACAAGTTTACCATTAATGTATACATCAAGGTTGCGCTGGAACACCGTTGCCGATACCGAGAACCACGTCTGGAGAGGGACGTTTTCAACGGTGCACGTGAAAAGATCGCCAGTTGCATTTGTATCGTTAGATCCAGACGGGTTTGAACGACCTGCCCGATTGGAGGAGTTTCCGTAGATAGATACGCTCACATTCAGACTGTTATCCGTAGGATGAAGGGTGATCTTAGGATTTGCTGTAGCCGGGTTTGCAGAGTCGGTCCGCATCAACACACCCTTCTCCCTTCCAAAGTTATAGTCCCAGTCTTTGATGAACATCCAGAACTGAACACCATTATCAGATCCAGAAGCTAACGGTGCATTTGCTGCTGGAATCCTAGTTGATTTCTTGCCATCTAGAGGTGTCGGAGCTTGGTCTGGCACAACCGCGGGCCCCATGACAGGAGAGATCGGCTTGCCGTTAGCTGCTGCGATCGCATTATACGCAAACAGCACTGCGAAGAACAGGAGCAATAATCCTATGATGACAACGAGAGCCTTTGACACCACACTCATTCCATTAAAAGTTGGAGCGGGTGTAGGTGTGGATATAAGCATAGATGGACCCGGCGTCGGCCCGTAGAATGGAGTGGTTGTAGGTTTTGACGAGAAGAGTCCCATTTGTTTATCGCTTACAAAGGAAGTTGAGTAAAGACACAATGGAAAAACGGATAGGTCCACCAGTAAGAATACCGATAACAATGTACTGCAATAATTGCGGTGGAAAAGGTCATCTATTTCGCATGTGCACAGACCCTGTATTATCATGTGGCATTGTACTTCTTGACAGTTCAAGCCTACCAATACTTCCTGAAACAGCTCGACTTCTTATGATACGCCGCAAGGACAGTATGAGCTTTGCCGAGTTTATGCGCGGAAAGTATGATCCAAACAATGGAGACTATGTAGACCGTCTCATTGGAAACATGACCGTGAAGGAACAAAAGGCAATCACAACCGAATCGTTTGAGACGGTGTGGAGGAGTGTGTGGGGTGATGAACACCTGTCCTCTGATTTTGCGAGTGCTCAACAGAAGTTTGCTCAACTGAAGGTTGCTGATATTGTAGCTAACAATCCATCTCCATACGAGGAACCGGAATGGGGATTTCCTAAGGGACGTCGGATTCGAGGCGAGTCTGATGTTGATTGTGCGCTACGTGAGTTTGGTGAAGAGACGAATATTCCCCGAGACTCCTTCATTGTGCTGAAGAACATTCGGATTGAGGAAACATTTATTGGACTCAATGGTGTTCGATACAAACACATCTACTTTATCGCGCTCTTGCAAAAACCCGAGCTCTTAAATCTCACACAACGATTCACACCTATGCAACGTCGTGAAATTTCTGGTATTGAATGGAAGTCGTGGACTGAGTGTGAGAACCATATTCGCCCCCACCATGTTCAGCGGAAGGAAATGATGGACGATCTCCGATCCATTGTGGAAACATTTGAAACAGTATAAAGGGAAACCGTCAAAAGAATGCAATGCTTACAATTATTACACCATGTGGACGGCCAGAGAATCTTAAGGTTCTTGAAGAGTCACTTGATCTAGATCGCGTAAAGTGGTTGATTGTATATGACACAAAGAATGGACCGTTCACACCTAAATATAATCATCCAAAGATTACCGAAATTGGTCATCCAACCCCTCCAGGAGGTTGTGCTGGACATGCACAGCGGAATGCAGGGATGAATCACGTACTCGAAGGCTTTATCTACTTTTTAGATGATGATACGGTTATGCATCCAGGGTTCTGGAAGATCTTCCCATTGATAAAAGATGAAGAGCATTTCTACACCTTTGACCAACAGCGTTGGGATGATTTTGTAGCGTTTCCGGGTGGCACATTCAAGGGTGATGTCCCCGCAGTTACGAAGATTGATAGTGCTCAGTATGTGGTCCCTCGACACATGTGTGGGTCATTCATCGAAGATGATTATCGAGCTGATGGATTTTTTATTGCTGATGTGAATTCTCGGTTTCCAGGAGCACATACGTACTTCCCTACCGTGGCTTCATACTATAACTTTCTTAGGAGGTGAAGCGGAATCCAGCTAGATAGACCGTAATACAATAAGCGACTACGCTCATACCAAAGACCCAGAACCAAACGGGGAAGACAGTTGCTTCCCGATCGGTGACGCCAAACGGCCGAATCCTTCCGTCACGCCCAAAGGCTACGGACGGCTTCAGATAGAGAAATGTGGCCATTAAGAAGAGATAGATGGTGACCATCCACATCCGATGGTTTCGTCGGGTTAAATCCATTGTAATACCTGTGTAAAAAGTTCGGCACCAAACACAATGAGGGCAGCACCAACCTACGTGCTTCCAAACCGGAAGGCGTTCTCCGATGCAATTACCCGAATGTTCATTAAGTCGGACTACAGGGCAAAAGACAAGGATCCATTGGATGAAGAGGATAAGAACATTGATCTGTGCACACAGCGATCAGGAACAGGACGCGAGTTGTTTCCATATCAGAAAATCATCCGTGACTACCTGAAGATTGAGACCCCTTATCGAGGCATTCTTGTGTATCACGGACTGGGATCTGGTAAGACGTGCTCGTCAATTGCAGTGGCTGAATCGTTATTGACCACGAGTAAGGTGTATGTTATGGTTCCTGCTTCCCTTGAAAAGAACTACAAGGAGGAACTGCAGAAGTGTGGTGATCCTGTGTATGCTGTCGAGAACTTTTGGACCTTGAAGCCGATGTCCGATGAGGTTCGTGCAGAGGGTAAGAAGCTTGGCATCTCTGACAAGTTCATGGACAAGTATAGTCGTATTTATACCACAACGTCTGGCAACGAACCCAACTTTGAGAGTTTGTCAACCCAGGATAAGGCTACGATTCGAGAGCAGATCAAGGATGTTCTTGATCAACGGTTTACTTTTGTGCGCTATAACGGCTTGACTAGGACGAATATTCCTGAGTACACGAAGGAGGGTATGTATGATGATTCAGTGGTGATTGTTGATGAAGCCCATAACTTGATCTCTCGTGTGATCAATGAATCTGAGATCACTGGAAAACTATACGATGCAATCTACAACGCCAAGCGGTGCAAGGTGGTTGCTTTGTCTGGAACACCAGTCATCAATTCCCCGAATGAAATTGCATATATGATGAACCTTCTGCGTGGACCAATTGAGCGGATCACGATTCCATTCAAGACGATTCCGACCTGGGATGAAGAGCGCATCACCAAGGCATTTCGTGCAATCCCCGAAGTAGATACGATCGAGTTCAGTGCACTGAAGAAGCATGTGATGGTCACTCGAAATCCCCCTCAGTTTCGTTCAACCTATAACGGTGAAGGTGATCGTGTAGCGGTGCAGTACATGAAGGACCTTGCTTTCATTCCTCAGGCAGCTGACTGGGTTGCCTCTATCAAGAACAAGATTGAGATTGATGTGGGTGGAGGTGAGATATCATCTGAACGCGTGACCACGGAACAACTCACTTGCTTGCCCACAGACTATGAGGAGTTCTCAAATATGTTCCTAGACGGATTGAACATCAAGAATCCCATGATGTTTCGTCGCCGTATTCAGGGTCTCGTTTCATATTTCAAGGGTGCCGACGAGCGCCTACTCCCGCGCCGAATTGACTTGGAACACACATTGGAGAAGGTGGAGATGTCTACTGAACAGTTCACGCGCTACCTGGAAGTCCGCTGGATTGAGATGAAGATTGACTCTCGTCGTGGTCGCTCTAAGCTGAATGAGAATCTCAGCACATTCCGTGTCCCAACGCGTCTTGTATGCGACTACGCAACTCCACCAGATCTCCGCGTGGCCGAAGTCAATGCAGAAGGCGTCTCAGAGGATAAGGCTCCGAACAACGATGAAGTTCTTAAACGAATCAAGTCAAATCCAGCCAAGTATCTCTCGGAGAAAGCGTTGGAGGCATTCAGTCCTAAGATGTTGGCGATTCTGAAGAATATCAAGAAGTCCCTGGGAAACAACCAGTTTGTGTATTCTCAGTATCGTGCATTAGAGGGTCTGGGTATTTTGTCGGCAATCCTAGATACGGCTGGATGGCAACAGTACAAGATTGTCAAGCAGGCAAATCAATGGGTGGAGGATCCCAACATGCTGGACGACCGCCCTGCATACACATTCTACACTGGTGAGGAAAATGAGGAAGAGCGTGATTTAACCCGTCAGATCTTCAATGGTGTGTATTCGAAGAACTTCCCTGCTTCGCTCAAGGAAAGTGTTGCCAAACGCCCTAAAAAGATCCTTCAACTGCTCATGGCATCGGCCTCGGGTGCAGAGGGTATTACATTAGCGAATGTGCGCCACGTTCACATCGTTGAACCACACTGGACACCTGCTCGTCACGATCAAGTCATTGGTCGTGCAATCCGTATTTGCTCTCACGCCACATTGCCCATGGAGGATCGCACAGTCAAGGTGAGTTTTTACATCTCCGTCTTTTCAGAAGCTCAAAAGAAGACACAGGAAGGTCCTAATATCACTCCCATCCGACGCAATGACATGGTCATGAAGAGGTACGAAGGCGAACCTGTTGAAACGTTCATGTCCACAGATGAATACCTTTACGAAACGGCTTTCGAAAAGGAACGCATTAGTCAGCGGATTGCATTGTTGTTGAAGGAGTCAGCGATTGATTGCGAGATCCACCGAAAGCTCCACTCCAAGGAGAGACCAGTGGTTTCCTGTATGCGATTTGACAGCACAACAACAGGTGAAGATCTGGCATTCAGGCCGAATATTAAGAATGAAGAGTTAGATGAAACCGTGCTACGCAACACGTCGCGGAAACATCGGCGTCTTCAAAAGGTTCTGGTCAAGGGAATGTCTCTGATCTTAGATCCCGACTCTAAGGAGATTTTTGATGGCCCTGCATGGGATGATAATCAGCGCTTACTTCGAATGGGTGAATTAGTCAGCCCTACTTCGATTCGATTTCTGCTCTAATATCAGCGAGCCAGTTAGCGCATACCGAATCCCAGGTCTTAAACTCAAAGGATGCAGCGGCAGCCTTCTTCTCGGGGAGTGTCTTGATTGCCGATTCCATTGCATCTGCCACCTTCTTGTAGTCAAACGTAGGAGCCCAGAGACCCAGAGGCATTGTTCCTGGGAAATAGGTGCGATCCATCGGAGGAATGAAGGTGCACACGCTCTCATCCATGAAGGCACGATAGGTGCCGATATCCGTTACAATCTGAGGGGCTCCTGTATAGAGGTGCTCAATTTGACAGAGGCCAAATCCCTCGCCGTCGGAAACATTGATACCAATGTCGGCTGCGTTGTAGATATCATTAATTGCAGAGTCAGGAACGGGTTTTGCTGACGTATCCACCATCATAAGTCGAGTGGCCATCGCCTTGTGATCTAGTCCCTGACGTGTGAGCTCGGTCTGATAGATACGATTTACATCATAGTACGCACCCTGTTGACCATTCAGACCAGTGACAATCATCAAGTGATAGGGCTTCTTGGGATCACGGCGGAGGAGCTCGACAAATCCCATAATTGCAAGATCGTGACGCTTACGTTGTGTGTTGCGATTTGCATTGACCATCAGGATAGAATCAGATGTCAGATTCATAGATGTTCGGATCGTATTACGAGAAGATACTGGAAGCTTCGAGAAGAAAGATGTGTCCACTGTATTCTCCAGAACGCGAATATCTGGGAACTCACCATACTTGGAATAGACATCAGCCCAGTGCTTCGTGAAACAGTAGATGCGATCAGCGTTGTTCTTCATCGTCTCAATGAAAGGAGGGGCAATTCCCTCGTATACCTGATCCACATACAACCAAAGCTTGTACGGGGACTCCCCCTTCTTGAATTTCATCGCCTCAATAAACCGGTGGATGATCAAAGGATCGTTATAGATCATCACGATGTCAGGATTGACCATCTCCAGATACTCGTGAATCTTGTTGAATCCAAATCCCTCCTCCTTCGGATCCTCGTTTGCAGCCGCATCATACCCAACAACTCCATCAGGAACCTTACGAAGATTACCCCTACTCGGGTGACGCTGGAATCCAAAGTGATAGGTCTTGACCTTTGGAGCTAGAGTGCTCAGTTGCTTCAGAAGGTTAATGACTACCTTTGAATACCCTGTTGTCTGATCCACATGTGTGCTAACGAGAACGAACCTCATTTACTGTGATACTCTTTTCCCGTATAAATCACAAATGCAGGTCAATTCGGCACAAGATTACTTGACTCAAATGAAGCGCCAGATCATTGCGAAGTCGCTGACCGTTGCGCCTCCGCCCCAGAAGCGCCGGACCAATACTCAGTACATTGGTGTCATCGCCAACAAGTCTGATAGGTATGATATTTTTGTCGGAGGCGTTGGTATCAATACAAACGGTCCCGCTACACTTGGAAAAACCTTTACATCGCTGTGCTGTGTCCCGGCAAATACATCGGCTACGACATATCTGGTCTAAACCCTTCTTAGTAGATACTAATAATGCCAGGTGCACTCCTTCAATTGGTTGCTATTGGAGCACAGAATGAACTTGTCCACGGGAGCCCCTCTATGACGCATTTTCGCGCTGTGTATCGGCGCCACACAAACTTCGCCATGGAGTCAATCCGAATGACATTTACCGCTTCAAATCTTGAGTTTTCGCCAACAACAACGAGGACGATTTCATGCCGTATTGATCGGTATGCGCAGTTGCTTCACGATACCTATCTTTTGTTGACCCTACCCGATATTTGGTCGCCCCTCTCCTATCTTGGATACAATATCCTCCCGCCGACTGGATATGACCAACGTTCAAATTCAATTGGATACGAATTCAAGTGGATTGAAAACATTGGCTACAACTTGATTGATTACGTTGAGATCACTGCAAACGGCGTGGTTCTTCAGAGACTCACAGGTGAGTGGCTTAAGTTTTACTCGTATCTAACTCACGATCCGAACAAGCGCGCAATTGTGGACCAGATGGTTGGTAACATTCCCGAGCTCAAGGACCCGGCAAATGCATATGGGCGCCTCGGACAGTACCCTCATGCAGTGACACCTCTGAACCAGCCTGGTGGAATTCCAAACACGAAGGTCCCGGAACCGTCCATTCGGTCGCGCCAGCTGATCATTCCCCTTCACTTCTGGTTTGCTGAGAACCCAGGAATGGCACTTCCTCTCGTGTCCATGCAGAACTCGGATGTGTTTATCAACGTTACGTTCAAGCCTCTTAATCAGCTCTATACGGTGATTGATGTGGTCCCTACAAGTGCTACATATGGACAGCGGATACGTTCAAACGATGGTATTGGTAGGTTTCTATCTCCACCCCTTGTGACTGGAGGAATTAGCAATCCGTCCTTGACGACATTTTTCCCCGATCCATATTTGGAGGGCAATTTCATCTACCTCACGGAGATGGAGATGGCTCAGTTAGCCACCGCTGATCAGACGTTCTTGGTGAAGACAGTTACGTTCGTTAATAATCCAGGACAGTATGGTGGTAATTCGGATATTGAGATTCCCTTCTTCAATTTGGTGACTCGTATTGTATGGTCCACTCAGCGATCGGATAAGATTCTCATCAATGACTGGGACAATTACACAAACTGGGATAATCCCAACGTTGCCCCGTTTACCTCAACCGGAGTGGCAAATGATGTATTTTCGTCTATCACAAACTCAACTGAGTCACAGACGTTTATGTACTCGAGCGGTCAGCTACAGATTAGCTCCGTGTATCCCCGTGACCCTATCGTAACTGGACAGATTTTGTTGGATGGCAAGGAGCGATTTGCCGTGAAGCCGAACGGATACTTCTCCCTTCTTCAGATGTACAAGCATACCACTGGAGATTCACCTGTGATACCTGGTGTGTACATGTACTCATTTGCCCTGAATAACGATATGTATCAGCCCAGTGGAGCAATCAATGGAAGCATGTTTAACAAGGTAATCCTGCGATTGGGTCTTCAACAGCCTCTTCCTACCGCTCAGGGCGTGGCATCTCAGTCAACTGTCTGCGTTCTGAAGTCGACGGTGTTCAGTCCTAACCCCGTGATTGTTACGGCTGCTCAGCTTTTGTTGACGGATCCTAAGACGGGACTCCTGCTGTATCCTCCGGACAGCATTGTCTCGGTGGTTCGTAATACAAACGGTGATAGTGTTATCTTTGCATACACGTATAACCTAGGTGTATATGTTGAGTCAATCAACTTCCTTCGTATCGTAAGTGGTCTTGCGAATTTCGTATTCGCTAACTAATAATGAGCATCACGATTAAGAGTGCCACGTGGGGAGATGAAAAATCCACAACTGATATTACCAACGCAATGATTGAAAAGGCAAAGGATGGGTATCTGGATATGGTTGCTGACAATACGCTTGTTCCAGCAGTTGACTTGTTATCCGGATCCAAGACTGTAGCAATTGATGATTCTGAGAAGACACAGATTAATGAAAATGCTGTTAAGCTCTGTGGTGGAAATGCACAGGACAAAAAGTGTATTGACTTCCAAAAGAATCAGCTTGAATCAAGCACCCTGCAAAAGAAGGTTGCTGAAGCCCAGTCCTCAGCAAATATTGTCACGGGGCGCCGTTTGACTCTTACAGTAATTGATGCAAACGGAGTCGAAAAGGTAATTGCAATACCCGACGGACAGAAGGTGAAGATGGGTGAAAAGCCGGCAGTGGCTCCCTTCAAAATGCCCGAAACGTTTTCAGGTGGAACATGGGAGATCTTGATGCAGTTTGGCAAGATTGCACTTACGATCATAATGACCCTCCTATGGGTATTTAGTATCGTTGCACCGTATCGGCTTTTTGTTCTGCAAAACAAGCTGATCCTCGCATATGTGCTGACAGGGTTGGCGATTCTCATCCCCTATTCTGGATTGATCACAACACCGGTTGCACTTGCATACTTCAAGTACATGGAACTGAAGCCTGCGAAAGTTGTTCCTGCTGTACTATAATGTTCCATCTCCTCTGGATTATAGCGGGGATCATCGTGGGAATGTTGATTGCGTGCATTATCGTCCCGCCAACGCGCAAACAAATCGCCGTTCCATCTCCTCATGATAAGGACGTGTTCCATACAGATACAGGGTGCGTTCGGACCCATGCGATTGAAGTTCCCTGTGGAGCTGAAGCCGATTCATTCAATGTACTCGCAAGTCTCAACAAGAAGTAATGCTAGACATCACAAAATCACTTGAACGTGCGGGTCCCTTTTTCTCTTTTATCATCGGGCTTGGGATCTCCGTACTCCTGTTTCACCGTAAGTACGCCACCTATCGTATTCTTGGAGTGCCTCTGGAGGATGTGGAAGATAAGACGGTTAAGGTAGATGGAAAATGCTACAAGTATCGCGTGGAAGATGCAACTTGTGAAATCCCGTCTCCTTCATAAACAATGGACGATTCAACTTCCCTGGACGCCCTACTTCCTTCGCCTCAGCTCCCACAATCTTTGCCTCCTATGCATGGCGTTTCTGGTTCCGACCATATCCAGCGCACACAGATGGCGCCTTCTTTCAAGCCGTCTCTCCCTATGATGCGACTGATGTGGTCCAACCTGACTCTGTACATCTCCTTCTTTTTGGCTACAGTGATCTTGTCGCTGTCAGCTCCTCGTGATCTCTTGCTCCGATATATCCCGAATGCATATACATCGGGTGGCGTTGTCTCTTGGCAGGGTGCTGGCGTTCTTGGCGCGGCGGCGGTTGTTGTATCACACTTACTGAATGTGTTCCTGTTGAGCTTTCTCGGCTAAAACGGATCTACACCGAAGCTGTAACTGTAAGACAAATGCCTCTCATCAATAACTCCGAGTGCAAGTACATTATGGGATCTATCAATCGTGGAAATGATTATCATAGGAACGTGGGTTCTCAAGTCTTCAATGAGTTGCTCGGCTATATCGAGTCAGCTGGCCCAGTAAAGGTATTTGCAAAGGCTCTCTTCAATCGTAAGCCGCCTGTCCTTCATATTCCTAACATTCCTCGGTATGTGACTTGTAATGATCCTGAGATTGATGATATTGATAAATATAAGCTGATCAGTGATTACGCAATCATCAAGCGTCTTGAGGAGCATGTTGGTCATGTCAAGATTACAGTTGAATATTCTGGATATTCACACATTGTAATGCAGGTAAAGTTTGTTCCACAGGTTATCAACAATCCCGAGGAAGAGCAGTCTGCGGAGCTTCCTGTTACAGATGATGATGAGAGCATCCAGGATCGTATGCTTCGCAAGGAGACTTCTTGGTAATACATAATATGACAACACCACATAACTGCAACGCTTGTAGCGTATATATTTATGATGTCCTGAACTGCGATCTTTCAAGTCAGGACATTTATTACGGTTTTTACAATTTTAAAGCTGTAAAAAAGATTCTTCCAGAACTGGTCCGAGAGTTTCAGAGGATTGCCTCCGATCATCATTACGATGTATTTGATACACCTGATCCTCGTCGTTCAATGTTCATTGTCACTCGGTTGATCGAGGAAGGGCTTGTGAAGAGAACCGGGATCACGTATCATGGAGCTCTTACAAGAGGCAAGCCACATCAGATGGCATTTCATTGGGTCAACCATTACTTCCGAAAGTTGTCAAGTCTACAACAGATACATTATGAACATTCGGGTGGTATTGTTGAAGCTCCGATGCCGAAACTTGACCTAAAAACTCTTTTGAGATACCTTGATGCAGGTCATATCTCTGCAGAGAAAATGGAAATGTATCTTAATGAGTATGATGCATATAGTACAAATGAATAACGCATCAACCGCAAATCTATACATGGTGCTGGAAGTCAAAATCATTGAGCTTGAGGAGCGTATTGAAGTATTAGAGGCAGAGGTTGCACGACTCAAGTTTCTGGCACTTCCGAAAGATATGAGCCTTCAAGATCAGTTTAAGGCCTGGGAAGAGCACAAGAATACTCCAATGTCGTATTCAGAGATGCGCGAACGTTTCGGTTAAAGACAAGTCGGCTTAAAGAAGTAATGTTCCTGCGACCTGTATATCTACAGCAACCCCCTGCATGGTTTTACCCGCGCATCTTAGTCGGAGCAGGCGAGATGTTGTCACAGGGTTTTTCACGTAAATATGGGATTACGCATGTCATTAACTGTGCATTTCCCGAGGACTCTCCCGTCTGGTTCAAAAATACATTTCCTACCCGATATGAATGTCTGAGTGCACACGATACTCTCCACTCTAACATTTTGGATTGGTATCCTAAATTTGAAGAGACATTAACGGCCTTTTTGCGTGCACCTGGATCAGGAACTATCTTTGTCCATTGTCAGTGTGGAATTAACCGCTCTGCTTTCTTGGCGCTGACCTATATTACGAGACATTACAACATGCCATATGAACCTACCTTCGTGGCACTCAAACGCCAGCGACCCTGCATGTTGACAAATCCGGTCTTCAGGAAGCAGACTGAAGAGTTTGTAAATGGACGTGTTCCGAATTCGGAAAACCAGGGACGTGGGGACGAGCGGATCGTCAATGGGGACGCTGGACTCTGTCCATCAGGAACAGGTGCAGGGTTTGCGGGATTCGGGAGCTAAACAGGAGGAACTGAAAGCCCGGATCGCTGAACTTCAGGGTCAACGTGAAACGCTAAGTGCCTCCAATGAAATCACAGACATTGTGAGGTGTTCGCACGTGGATTCGCAGATTCGCGAGATAGAACAGGAACTTGCTCAATCCAATCCAGTGGAAGAGTACTACATGAAAAACATGGATATCTTACTTGACTATTATGGAAAACAGGATGCAACTTCAGCTCCATCCGCTCCACTCCCAAAAGATGCCAATACGTTCCTTAAATTCTTTGTCGCAAATGTGCCCATGACGGATACCGGATTATCGAAGAAGCAGATGTTTGACGAGTACGTCACTCGTATGAAGCTCACGAACGGGCCTGAAGCCACTCAGTTGCTGACGGAACATTGTGTCGCGTGTAACACTGCTCGGGAAGAGATCAGTTCGGAGGGCATTCTTGTGTGCCCAAGTTGCGGGTCGGAAGAGTATGCGTTGGTTGTATCGGATTTCCCATCGTTCCGTGATCCCCCAAAGGAGAGGAACAATTACGCCTACAAAAAGATTAATCATCTTAATGAGATCCTTAATCAATTCCAAGCGAAGGAATCCACCATTATTCCCGAAGAAGTTATGAATGAGGTCATTCTTGAGATCAAGAAGCGTCGCATTGATAATATTGCTGATTTGTCAGAGGAAGACATTCGTCAGATCCTGAAGAAGCTGGGACGATCCAAGTACTACGAACACCGCGCTCACATCCTGAGCCGGTTGAATGGAAATCCGCCACCAACCATCACCCCGGAAATAGAGGAGAAGGTTCGTGCGATGTTTCAGGAGATCCAGGCTCCATTCTTGCTGTATTGCCCCAACGACAGGACCAACTTTTTGAGTTATTCCTACATTCTCTACAAGTTCTTTGAGTTGCTGGACTTGGATGAGTATAAGGTCTTTTTTCCTCTATTGAAGTCTCGTGACCGCTTGATTGCCCACGATCAGATCTGGAAGAAGATCTGCGACTACCTGAACTGGGAATTTATTCAGAGCGTGTAATAATGCCACCTCCTATACCATGGCCTTTTCCGGCAGATAAACTCGTTTCTGCTGATAAATTACAGATTGGGAAATATTACTATTTCACGTTTAACCAAGAGTTCCCTATGGTGTTTTCCGGTCGGTATGTAAGCAATGCTCGAATACCAAATTATCCCGAAATTCCAAATCTAAGATGGGATAACATGCTACAGTATGAAGTGGTCGCTCGGGGCGTTAATGATTGGGTAGTCGGCAAACCATACCGCAAATTAGAACGAGGCCGCAACACCTCTGTGCCACCTTATCAAGACGTAACATACATTCCTGTAGTGGAGAGTGAACTAAAAAGCCAAGCACGTGATTTGGTAAGTGGGGAAGTTTCAGGAATCCTGCGTCATCGTGACCAAACACAAGGTCTTGCACCCGAGGGATCTGCGCTTGATCGGGCAATGGCTACTGGCATCCTTCCGTCACAAGTTGGAAAGTTCTTGACAGACGATCCGAATATTCATAGGGGTAGTGAAGGTTCTGTTAGGAAGAGCATCCGTAATATTAGAGATAAACTGAAGGGTGGTAAACGCCGTCGTAAAACTCGTCGCAGCCGTAAGTAATGAAACTTACACCGCGAGAAGAAGCGGTACTGGTCTGTTATATCGCAATCTACTACAACTGCAATAATGCAAAGGAGATTGGAGATATCATCAAAAAGTATGGTTCAAGTACCAGTAGGATTGTCTATAGGGGTCAGGCTAAAAAGGACACTACGATTGACAATAGGAAGCCCTTTGTATCTACAAGCCCATCCCGGGAGATGGCTGAGCAGTTTGTAGAACACGATTGGGAGGCGAATAAGAAGGTCGGGAATCTATTCAAGATACATCTTGAGAACGCCAAATGGCTAAGCACAAGAAGTATTGAGTTTACGCTTACGGATGAAGTCAAGGAAGAACTAAGAAAGATAAACAGCAAACCGATTCAAAAAGAGAGGGACTATACCCTAGATGAGTTTTGGCCACAGATTAAGACACGTCTTGCAGAACTACTTGCTGAGGGCGAAGAGATATTGGTCTTGACTGGCGGTACATTCAAGAATACAAAGGGAGTCGGTGAGATTGAAACGTGGTATTCGGTTGGTGGACGCCGGCGTAAAACTCGTCGTCGTGTATAATGGTGGTCTACACGCAGTCTATGATAACTATACAATGCCTACAGTTGAATATACCGACATAAGCGTTTCTGACTTTCTGGGTGACTTTAGAGGCCGGTTTAATATGCTCGGATACGACGAAACGAAGCAATACAAGATTGCAGAGTGTAATCGTGATTATGTGTGGACACCAGAACTTAAAGAGGGGTTCATTGAAAGTGTTATTAAGAATGAACCTATTCCTTCATTGATTTTGTGTAACAACGAATTGATTGATGGAGGAAATCGAGCAACGACGCTGTGTCTCTATTACAATGATGGATTTAAGGCAGACAATAAGTTGTACAGTGAGTTATCATTTGAAGATCAGGCTGCGTTTCGTCAGTGTTCTATGCCCGTTACAATTATTGAAGACGCAACGGATTCCGAAAAGGCCGACTATTATGAAAAGTTCAATAAGGGGATTGTTCTGACATTTGGACAGAAGATGGAGAATCGGAATGATCGTCCATTAGTTAGAGCCGCATTTGCGTTGATTGGACATCCGGGATATCCAGAAAGCCCCCTTCATAATTTGATTGCGAGAGTATGGAGCTCTGCTATTCCAAATGGAAAAGTGCGTAGCGAAGTGACTTTTGCATACAAGATTATTATGGCATCAATATTTGGCCCCGCCAACTTTAATCTTGACTGGGGTGCGGCTTCAGAAACAATCAGGGACACTGACATTGTTAACCTTACAAACCTCCGTCAAATTTTAGAGGTATTGAACATTGATCCACAGGGAATGGTTCCTGAGAAGAAGAAGAAGGCATATTTTCAAAAGTTCATTGGAGCAGTTCTACACGACTCGTGGCTACTAGAAGGTGCCCGTCTTACGCAAGATCAATTCGCACGTAAATGGCAAAGGTTTTTTGGCGAGGCATATAATGTATTAACCAAGGAGCAAGTTGCAAAGATCGCAACGTTCAAACCAATGGGTCTCCAGCACAATACAAGCCGATGTGCTGCGATTTCCATGAGCGTGTCTACCTATCTTCGAGGTCAGTTCCAGTTCAATCTTCCGATTGCTATGCATCTGAACGAGGAAAATGACTTTTAGTCCTGATCCTTCGGCAAACTCATAAGACCATACAGCACACCGAAGAACACGAGGGTATGAAGCATGAAACCAAACGCCGTAGGGCACCCGTTAACTGCGACACCCGCAATCAACGAGTTCACGAAGCGAAAGGTAACCGGATTTGCCACAAGAAAAAATGCAAGAGTGGAATACAACGAATACTTGAACTTCAATCCTTCAGACTTGACGGCCATGTTTGTTTATAGTCAAGTAATAAATGGATGCTTACGTAGTGATGTTTTGGGTGGGTATCGTGATTCTGATTGCTTCGCATGTGCTCCTTTTTAAGTCTATGCCTGGGCATTCAACGATTGCGCTCGTTGCGACTGGGCTGGTGTTTGTCGGCTCAAAACTTGGACGTGAGTTTCTTGGGCTGGCGTAATCTTTATCACTTACACCCTTGCCCATGGAAAAAGCAATGGATCCAATTCCTATACTAGGTAGTTTAACTGGGTTTGTATGTTCATTTGTAGGTGTGTATTACTGTCGTAGTCGCCCACGAAAGTTCAAGGCTCCTGATCCGATTGTGGTTGTGCATCGGGAGGAGGACCCTGGGAATCCTTAATAGCCTTCCTTATTCCTACACACCTCACATAATGCAAACTTCTTGTGCTTGAACTCCTTCTTGCACTCCCAGCAGGTTCTCATATAGAGCTTTGCCACAGCCTCCTTGAGATCCATTACAAGATTGTCTGTAATGAGACCCACGAGCATGATTGTAATGGGCTTGTCGCCACCCGACTTGTCTGTATAGGACAGCCAGGTTCTTCCCTTTTGAAACATCACGTCCTCTTCCTCATAATCGTGTGGGTCGAAGTAGTGTGTGTAGTGCTCAACAAACTCGCAGATGACCTTGTCTGGAGACACATCCCTGTCACCGCTGTAGAGATCGGAGTACTCAAAGATTGCAATTTCGTATGACATGTTGTATATGAAAAATAATTAAGTTACCAAGTTGAATCCATTTTAGACGAGAGATTTTCGTGTCTTTGATTCAATCGCCAACTTCACATGAAGTTCGTCTAATGTCGTGACAATCGCAATGTTCTCAATCGTAATATCCTCTCTCCACAACTCATATGCAAACTGATACAAACGAGCTTTGACGGCTGTCCGAGTTCGTTTGTGCTCTTCCGCAACCTGCTTTAGAGTCATCCCATTCTGCAACCACTGAATCATCTTCATCTCTTCCGCTTCAGTCCAATATTCACCTGATCGAGACATCTTAACCTAAAAAATAAATAAGTTACCAAATCAAATCCATTTTACACATCAATGCCAAGGTCCAAGATTATATGTAGCACGAACAGCGGGATTGGAAAACCTTGGAAAGAGCTCCTTCTGAACAATAACCCTTTCTCCGAGAGGAATTCTAATTTCATACTCCCATCCAGCTGTATCATCCCACTTCTTATCTGCTCGGACACGGTCTGCAGACTTCATCATCTGGTCTAGATCGGGGAAGTCGTTTCGCTCGCCACCGTGACAAAATGAATAACACTTCTTAGGCATCGGTGGCGGTTCAACCTTCGGCGCCTTCGGCGCCTTCGGTTCCTTTTCCTTCTTTGGTGTCTTTGGCTTCTCCTTTGGAACCTCAGATGACCGGCGATTCGTCTTCACGGTATGGCACATCAGACATAGTGCCTGGAGATTATCTACTTCATTCGATCCACCATCTCGGAGCTCCTTGATATGATCAATATGGAATCCTGACTCATCAAATGGCGATCCACTGAGCGGGCACTTATAGTCAGGAACATTCCCTGCACACATAAACCTCTGGCGACCTGCGACCTGCTTCTTCATTGCGACTGTTACTTTGCGTTGAGACATCTTGACAACCACTATCTACTAAATTGATCAAATCAAATCCATTTTGGACCATTAACGATTAACCTCGTCAAGATATAGCGGTACTTCTTCTTTCTTTTCAAGAATATTGAGGCGCTTATCAATATTCTTCAGTAAATCGCGAATCTCCTTGAGAATAGATATATTAGTTTCTTTTTCAACACTATCAAGTGCTCTTTGAATTGGGCTCTGTAATTGAGACACTTCGTTAAATGTAAGCTGTGTTTGAACTGTACTGTTTTTGTCTTTCTCTTCCCTTATGTTGTCAGCAATTTCTCTCAGCCTAAGTGAGTACTCTATATCTCCTATCAGTACAGAAGTCAGCTTACTCGCTTCCTCCAATGTCTTTCCCTCATATACAAACCGACAAGCTAGATCACGTAGCTTTGCTCTAATTGATCCATGTGTTCTTTTGAGACTTGTCGCAATGAACTCAACTGACTTATTCTCATGTATAAACCGTAGCACTGTACCCTCCTCATCCGATTTCCACGTCTTTCCATTACGCTCTGGTAACCCCTTATTAGATTCACTAGAAGTCCGAGGCATTTTAACCACATTACTATAAGTTTGTTTAAATCAAATCCATTTTAGATGTTGTAACCATATACGTGGTTACATGTATACATCATACAATGCACTGGGTATATGTAGTGAAAAGTGATGACGGACATATATATGTTGGGGAGACCATACGCCTATATAAACGCTTTAACGAACATCAGAGTGGGCGAGGCGGTGCAAATACAAGCAGACATCCTCCAACCCAGCTTCTTGGATTGTATCATGTTCCAAATAACCTGATATTTATGCAGAACTATAATGATATGTTGGAGGGAAGGGGAAATCCAATGTGTCATCTCAACTGGAATGGAGAGGATGATGATGGATATCTTGAGGTTGAGAATCGGATAACAGAACGCTACATGTATGAACGACGTGCTATATGTGGACGCGTTAGAGGTGGAAAGTATACAACGCAGGAGCGTTGTATTGATTATTATCAGAAGGTGCTTGATCCTCCAGTCATTTCAAATCTAACTAATGACCGACCACTTTGTAAACATGGATATCCATGTGAGATTAATATGAAAAAAGACAAGGAGAAGATGTTCTTCACATGTCCCCTCTCAAGACCAAATTACTGGGAAGGATTTTACGGAAATCTTCATGTTGAAGACGCATGTAATTTTTGGCAAGAGTATGAACCATATCGTAAAGCAAAGTCATCGTTTGAGACTATGCGTAATGCTTTTTGGGTTCGTAATATTCCCGAATGGAACAACGGATTACCATGTTTGAAGTGTAATAGTCAATACGAACAACCGTTATGGCGTCTTGGGGTAAAACATCAAGTATGTACTTCATGTTTCCAAAAACATTATGAAGAGTTAAAAAGACAATATGAAGGCAAACCTAAAGATATTAGCTATCTTTTTCCACCTGAAAACTAATTAATTTTAGAGCGAATGAGATCGTTCCCTGAGATCAATGTCTCTAAACTCATCGTGCATCCATAAACCAGATGAATATCCGCTGAATCGTGATACGTTTGATCGGAGTCTTGTGTCTTCTAGACTTCCGTATACATAGGTCTCACCTACAATCGTTCCGTTAGTAAACAGACGTTCCAATGCCCAAGCAGTTGCCATTTCATCTGTGGGTTCCATTGGATTTCGTGGTGGAGGAGGGCTTGGAATGTACGGATGAGTATCACGAGCCATAAGGATCGCTTCATCTACACTCCCTGCACTGAATCGAAGTTCTTGTATTGCACGACCTCGTGTTAGACCTGCTTCATTCATTACCTGTAAGATTCGATGTTCAGTAGTAAAGGTATAGGGTGCAATACGAAACCATACAGCTTCTGTACGCACAACTTCTATTTTTTGAGGTGGATCTGGGCGATTGAGTTCAATGTCGCTCAAAGCATGGCGACACATGGGGCAAGTGGACGCATCTGTAGTCCATTTAGTTAAACATTTAATGTGGAAGGAGTGAGAACAACTTAGAACACAGCAACCTGTGGTCTTATCAATAGTTTCGTAGCAAATAGGGCAGTCTGTCATTTTGGCACACGATCCAGATATGATTGGTCAAATCAAATCCGTTTTACGTCAAACAGTAGAATACGTAATACCTTGCATACGGGTCAGGATCCTTTGGATCATCATTACGAGAGATGTAGGAATGACTAGTTATTAAGCGCTTTTGAATATCTCGATACGCATTTGTAATCCAATAAAGATCGTCCCGGTCGATTAGAAGTTCTGACCAATCTCGCTTTGGCCAGTTATATGGTTCGAGATTCTCGACATCCAGAATGGGCCTGGGGGTCTCCATTACACTTTCTAGCCAATTCGTTTTAAGCTAGACCGATAGATGAAGTATGGAGAGATTTCAGACCAATTTCAAGGCGCTTAACGATACACAGCGTCGTGCCAAGCTGGATCAAATTATTGGATTTCTTAAGCAGCATAATGCACATGTTCAAGCTGAAGCCTTTCAATGGTTAAAAGGATGCTATCCAAAGTTCCCACTATCCAAATCTGAACGCGAGTTTCAAGAATACCTTGCATGGTGCGAGATTGGAGAGCATTCATGTCATCGGTTCGTTCATCATGTCCTATCCCAAGGGTAAAAATTGTTTTTTTCGTCCTGACTTCCTACACTTTACATAAACTTGAGGTTCGCTATGACCTGAGGATACAGAGTCGCATACTCTGAAGCCCACTTAGGAACCTTCTTGAAGGGCTTGACATTATTGTACTCCTCAATGACCTTCTTGTCCATCTCCTTGGTCCTCTTCTGGACCACCTTCTCCTTCACCTCGGGTCCAACACGCATCCCGCTCTTCTGAGCGCAGAACTCGTCGGTCCCCAGTCGAGCCAGCTGTTGCATAACTCTCATTGTCCATCCAAATGATGCACCTGAGTGTCCATCATACTTGATATTCTTAGAGATCTCCGTAACTTGAGGGTCATTACAGAACATATACCCTCCTTCTCCGGGTTCGGTCTTCATGTACTCCCATGCGTCGGCCTTTTCAATGGCCATCTCCGCATCTTGGAGCATCTCATTCTCAAAATCGCTAAATCCAATAGAGCAGTAGTTAAGAGGCATTTTGATCACAGGTAATGTAAAAATTGTTTGTTCGATCAAATCCATTTTGAACGATCACCTGTTGAAGCGCGAGATGGTGCAATCAAGCTCGCGCAGGCTATCCTCGTCCCATGGTGCGATGTCCTCCTCATACAAGCATCCACCGGGGTCCATGTGACCCTGCTGGTTCAGCACCTGATCTCGGCATCCACTGCATTCTAGCGCCCGCTTCTTGCTATGAGCGATGTGCCATAGGCGCTTCCAGTCCTCAGTCTGACCAATCGTCATACTGCCCCTGAGCTTCTCCTCAATCAGCGCGATCTGTTCGTCAATGTCATCAGGGGGTGATGGAGGAAGAGGAGGCATATCCTTGGGGCTACATCCGTAGTACAGTTCGCACGACTTGCACATCGGCGAGTGGTTGCACTCGCAGTTGTGACGATCCTTCCACTCGAACTGAATCGGCTTGTACTGCGGGCACGCAGGATCGTCGTCAAAGTCGCAGATACGGATCCCGCGGTTGTAGTCCCACTCACCAGAGCACTTGTGCTCGACCGGCGACAAGGTCTCAGTCGGAGTGCTCGGAGGCGCCTCATTGCATCTGCAATCGTCGAGGTCGTCGAGACACCCAAGGCACGTCGGTCGCTCTTCCTCACATCCGAACCGATCTACCCAACAGTACGAGCAATATCCATTTGCTCCCACATACAGGTCCATCCCGCATCCGGGACATTCACTCGTCTCGTGTGAGAGCGAGTCTGGTATTCCCTCTTCTACGAGGGGGTTGTGCTCCAAACAGCATGGAGCACCGTAGTACGCAACCTCCTTGTTGCACTCAGAATCGCAGCAGAAATATGTGATCTTGTTCATCTTAGTTGTCATTTTAGTATTCGCCCCCCAACATCCATTTCATTGGGGTAATCAAATCCATTTTGGACGATACTCAGATGGTAAATACCTATGTAAATGTCTTTGATAACAATTTATACCACAATCCCACATACAGTAATGTTTATTCTTATCTTTATTAAAACATATCCAAAATTCTTGATTATGTCTTTCTGAGTTCAATGGATTTGGATATCTACTCAAATCCTTAAACAATAATGGATCTGGTAAGCTTGCAATATAAGAACTTCTTGCCCACCAAAAATTTCCAGAATAATGTAATGTTGGTTCGTCTCTTAGATCAACACCGATTGTATCATATTTCAATAACTTTTCTAACACATCTTCATGACGTTCTATAATAAAATATAACATGTAATGAATCCAATCTTCAACACATAAATTCGTCTCTTTACCAACATTTTTTGTATGAATGTATAAAACGTTTGAATTTTCATTACTACAACAGAAATCATATAACATTTTTTGAGTAGGAACCTCAAATGCTTTTAAATCTTTACTAACACTATGAATTCTTATTTTTTGTAAGATGTCTTCGTCATAATCTAAATTAGGTAAATTATGATCTCCAACAAAACATAAATTAATGATTGATATTTTTTCTAATAAACCAGATGATTTAATTAGTAAAAGATAAGTTGTTACTCTTTCATACCATCCTGATAACAGTGCAATGTGAATAAAGATGATATTAGACATATATTTATATCTAATATCACTTATTGATTTGTTGATATTTTGCATCTGTGTATTGAAATCATTGGGACTTTTTGGTTTACTTGCCACCCATCTTGCCCTTGACGAGCTTCCAGGCAAACGTGGAGACCAGGGCAAACACAACGGCGTGTGTGAGGTTGACCGTCATCGTCGATCCACCCGGAGGGAGGCGGAGGAGGACACCGGGGATCAGAAAGTAGAACAGCGCAACGAGGAACAGAAACTTGACGTACATTTGTTTACTTTTAGATAGGAAAATTTAAGCAGGGGGGTGCGTTCCAAAAAAGTCATGGAATACATGTTTGAGTTTATCATCCAACGTATCCAGAAACACAAACACTGCATAGACGAAAATCATCTGGCCACCGAACGACTCAAGATATCCCTCCAAGGCAGTTGTGACAGGCAACACAGGAATAAACGAATGAACCATGTACGTTGTCCAGAATGCGATGATCACGATGATCGAAATCTCAGCAGAGACATCTAAGAACTGGTATAGATTGGATTGCTTCTCCCATTCATCTCCATATTCAGGGAATACGCGCCACAAGCACCATGACAGGAGACCGCCAAGGAAGACGTAGAAGATCGCAATGAACACGAGGTTCACCGTAATATTAAAGATATAACCCTTGACCGGCGGAATGGTGTTCAGACCCGTGTTCTTCATTAGTTTCTACCGAGAGAGTAAATGTCGGTGCCATATTCGGGACTCCGAGTAGGTATGATAATTACTATGCCACACCCCTCAGATCCTGACAGATTTTTTGGTAATGCAGGTCCTCGTTACAGAGAGCGCCTTGCTGGACAGCGTGATTTGCTTGAAAGCCTTGTCGGACAGGACATCATGATTGATGGAGCCTTGTCGAACAACGGATTTTACGCAGACCTCACGGACGGCGAGGTTCCTGGCTATGGAGGTAAAACTTTTCTTCGCGAGAACTACTTTCCTGCAGGTCAAACGTTTCCATTCAGAGGTCTCGAACAGGAACGTGGACGCGATGTGCGGAATGCCCGGACAATGGCTGCACGGACAAACCTCCCGCACGGTCCTGAATCGATTGTAGCTTCGTATCTCAGCGGCATTAAAGGCAAGAACGCCGCGCAACAAGGCGATATTCTGAAAGAACAGGCTGGAGTTGAAGGTCCGGCACCCAATCGTAAGGGATACAGTGGTGGAAAGACCCGTCGTCACCGTCGGTATCGTAAAAGTTTAAAGAAGCGCAGATACTATAAGTAATGACTGTTCTTCGCACATGGGGTAAGCACTTGATTCTTGACGCCGCAAGGTGTTCACCAAAGATGATCGGATGTCCGATTGTGATTGGTAACTTTGCGCGCACGTTGGTTAAGCGCATTGATATGGTTCCATATGGCGACCCTCAGGTTGTCATGTTTGGAACAGGCAACAAGAAGGGGTATACGCTCGTTCAGTTAATTGAGACATCCAATATCACTGCGCACTTTGTGGAAGAGAACAACTCCATGTATTTGGATGTGTTCTCCTGCAAGGATTTTGATCCGGAGGTTGTTAAGGAGGCTGTGAATGAGTTCTTTGATGCTCAGAAGTTCAAGACGAAGGTGTTGCTTCGACAGGCACCGGTTGAGCAGCTACGTTAAAAGTCCATGAGACATGTTCCAGTTGTTGTACGTGTTCCATCGGGACACTTTGTAGCCTTAGGCGTTGCAGAAGGCATCGTAAAGTGTTCGGGGATAACGCGCTGGAGGACCCAGAACGCAAGGGCAACTCCAATGAAATACAAGAGCCATTTGGAAGCGCGAGTCATTTATCTTAGAAGTAGGTTTTCTTCACCCAGTTGCGGTCGGTCTTAAACGTCTTTGCTCGAGAAGGAGACGTTGTCTTGTTCAGAACCGCAATAGCATTCAACTTCCGTAAGGTCGACAGACGACCATACGCACCCACGGCCTGTGCAAGAGCAGCATGACGCTGACTTGCAGAATCCGTTGCTGAATATCCCTTCGAGGTGAGATCGCCCTTCTTAAGGGGTCCGATGACAGCTGGACCTACCCCAGAGGCACCACGATCCTTGACACAGCTCGGTTTGACGCGGTAGGTTGTTCCGCGCTTCAAGAGGCGACCAATGAGTGACTTCTTCTTACGCGTAGCAATGTATCCTTCGCGAAGGATCTTACCGGGCGGACAACTCTTTCCCCCTCGAAGAAGACTGGCTGATTTTAGATCGTCCTCGTGCATTAATAACTCTCACTATTTTTCCGATTCGGGCATGTGGAACACCCCTGCTTAGGAGTCGGTTCGACCTTCCAAAAGTACATAAAAAATACGATTAACGCGAGAAGAGATAGACCAAGGATCATCATTTACTTACTTTGGCAGAATCGCTTCGGCGCAGTCAGAACACATGAACTCTCCAGTTGAGTCATAGACAGCCTTGTACATAAAGTACTTGTAGTCTAGACTCTTACAGAAAGTGCATTCAAACTTTTCCTTTTCGACCGCAAAGATCTTACAACTGTATCTCATTCCGAAGTAGCACTCGGGGCAGATGATTTCATTACATTGTCTACATCCAAATGTCCTCTTGAATCCGTAGTGAGCGTGAGTCTTCATCTGAGTTGAGCAAATTGGACAGGACATTTTATCCACCTCCCTTTCTTAAAACCAAACCAAATCCATTTTAGATTTAAAACGGACGAGTTTTGATATAGTGAATAGATATCCACCATGGGGATTCCATACTATGTCGCATCGCTTTTGCGAACTCACAAACATATTCAACAGGAAGTCGGGAATACAGCACTTGAGTGTGATGTATTGGGTCTTGACTTCAATGCCTTCATACATACATATCTGAAACCTGAGAACCCCATTGGAAGTGTCGTACTTGCATTGCGGAACTTCTTACGGGATGTTGTTCATGCGAAGAAGATTTTGATTGCGTGCGATGGCTTAGTACCCTATGCAAAGATTGTCCAGCAGAGGTATCGTCGCATGAGGCATCCCGAACCATCATTATTTGACAAGAACCAGATCTCCCCTGGAACACCGTTTATGGTTGAACTAGAAGACACTCTTCGATTCTGCTTTCCCGAGTGCATTCTGTCTGGAACGGATGAGCGAGGTGAAGGAGAGCACAAGATCTTCACGTGGTTGCGAACTCTACCTGAGGAGGAACGGCAAAATATCCTCATCTACGGAATGGACGCAGATCTAGTGCTGATTTCTGTAGCCCAATCACATCTCGGTCCGATCAAGCTCGTTCGTGAAAATAAGGATTCGGGATATTCAACCTTTGATGTAGGAGCACTCCGTCGTGTATTGCCATTGGATCCTGACTTATGGGTTCAGATGTGTGTCATGTGCTTCGGCAATGACTTTATGCCAACGATTGCAATGTTCTCTTTACGAGAGGATGGATACAACCGAGCAGTGCACTATATGAAAAAGAAGGACCTAACGGCAGCTGCAAGGGATGAAAAGGCAATCTTAATGAAACGTGCTAAGGATACGGATTGTCATATTATTTCTCGCGATGGTCATGCGTTGGAGGCCCGTATGGGTCTTCATCTCATGGACGGTGTGATTGACTGGAACAAGGTGGTGTTTGCATTCTGGAAAACCTATGCGTGGACTCTTCACTACTTTAAGACTTCCGAAATTCTTGACTGGTGCTGGCATTATCCGTATGCAGAGGCTCCTCTGATGGAGGCACTTAACGACTTTGATGTATCGTATATCTTTGAATGGGAACACGCAGAGCCACCCTTTGGAATCAAAGAGCAATTGGATTTCATTCTTCCGGGTCGTGGGGTCTTTGAGGATGAGATGTACGTTGAGGGCCCTGATTCCCGTCATGCTTGGATGAAGTCGTATACATGGGAGACAGATCCGTTGATTTCACTACCTTGGAATCCATCTAGTCTGCCTACGCAGATCTCTTACCTCCGAATCTGAAACCGACCCCCACTGAGACCCATGCGAGGAGCAGATCGAGTATCCATCCGTATAGGGGGTGGCGGTTCACTATTTATAGGCTCAAATGCCTGACCTGGTAGTACAACTATATCTTCAGAAATATCAGCCTCAAAGTTATTTTCGCGTTTCTGAGTGTATTCAACTTCAATTTTTGACATTTCATTAATCTTTTTGAGTGATGTAAGTCCAGAAGCATCCTGCATTGTCCGCCAGAAACGCCGAATGTGATTTAGGTATGCGGCGCGATAATCCTTAGCCGATCGAGTTTTTACATTGTTTCGCAGTGTTTCAAAACAAGCTGCAACGGTTGGATGAATTGGTTTATTCAGTCTCCTGTTCACAGAGTTGTGAACGCGAAATGTGAATAATAAGAACTCACGCCTTGATGTGAGCATCTGAGGATGCGTTCGGCGGTATCCAGAAAGTGCAGTTGCAAAGTGCTCTCTGCAACTCGGACATGTTATAGTTGATTGAAACATATCAAGCCATGTTTGTGTCAGGGTGATCTCATATGCTGTAGGTGAATCTGGATAGCACGAAGCAACTGAGTGGAGGGTCATCCATCCCAAAGGTCCCCAGATGGACGTCATTACTCTACTTCGCGACAATCATACCAGCTTCCATACCGCCTTCAAGAATCTCCCTTGCAAGCTGAGGTGGTGTTTTCGGATTCACAGCGATTCCAGAACCCTTAAGATGCTCACGAACCTTGGCATCACTCATATTCTGAACCGTTTGCTTGATTGTCTTGCGACGAGCCTTGGCACCCTTATCTGTGAGGATTCGGAGGGTTCCCTTACGGACTGGAGGAGGCCTTGCAGGGTCCTTGACGCCCACGATGGGTTCCTTTCCACCACGCTTTCTTGTTCCCTTCATGACCCCGCGCGGGAAGGTTTTCATAGACTTGTGGCGACCCGCTGTTGTTGGAACGGGATCCACGTGATCGACTTTCTGAATCTTGACGCCGGACATTACGCTTATTCAAAACGGATAGATATATTTACATGGAAGAGATACCCATATGAATACCATGACATCTGAGTGGGAAGCAGTTCGTTCTTATTTTGCAAACGGTGTGCGTCGGATGGTGGATCACCAGGTCGACTCCTATGAGGACTTTATTCGCCACAAGATTCCCCTGATTATCCAGTCGACACCCCCGATCACAGTTTGGCACGAGCAAGATGAGACCATTAAGAAGTATAAGTACGAGTTCAAGTTATCGTTTGAGAATATCAGTTATATCAAGCCTCGCATTCAAGAGGCAACAGGTCGTGTAAAGCCTATGCTCCCTATGGAGGCACGCATTCGCAACTTCACCTATGCAGCGCAGATGTATGTGGACATCCGCTTCGTAGCCAGGACGTACAAGGGTCCGAACCTGGACACCTTTGACGAGGAGTCACGGGTATTTGAGGGCATCAGTCTTGGTAAGCTTCCTGTTATGTTGGGATCTAGCTTGTGTCTGCTCAAGGACTACCCAATGAGTCTTGAGGAGTATGGTGAGTGTGCTCACGATCCTCTGGGATATTTCATCATTCACGGATCTGAGCGAACCATCCTCTGCCAGGAGAAGGTGGCTGACAATCGGATTATGATCTTCCAGAACAAGAAGTCGGCATCCAAGCATCTCTATTCAGTGGAGATCAAGTCTCTGCATGAATCCTTCACAATGCCTCCCAAGAAGCTGGAGATCCGTATAAGCTCCAAGTTCAATGGCTACGGCAATCCACTGACGGCCTGTGTTCCCCGATTCCGTGAGGACATTCCAGTGGTTGTGTACTTCCGTGCATTGGGCGTCCTGACAGACAAGGAGATCACAAAGATCATCTGGGGTTCTGTGGATGATCTTCATGCAGAGTTGCTGGCTGCATCCTTCCGTGATGCATCCGAGCTTGGAGTCTTCACTCAACAGGAGGCAATCCAATATCTTACAAGCCATCTGCAGTATGGCACCAACCAGGAGGATAAGTGCGCCTATGTTCGCCAGCTCCTAAACTCCGAGTTCCTGCCTCACGTCCGATTTGCAGGTGAGCTCACAACTACACCCATTCATAATGCTCGTAAGACGATGTTGATGGGCTCTATGATTCGCCGACTCTTGCTGACCTATTGCAAGCAGATCCCTCTGGATGATCGTGATGCATATCCGAACAAGCGTGTGGTGACGACAGGTGCTTTGTTGACCCATCTCTTCCGTCAGCTGTTCCAGAAGGTCTGCAACGACACTCGTAATGAGTTTGTCCAAGAGGTCAATAACGACTCTTGGAAGCGTGGTGAAGCACCCCGACCGATGGAGATTCTCAATGTGAATAATCTGTACAAGATCTTGAAGCTCTCAGCGATTGAGGGTAAGCTCAAGCAGGCTTTGGCTACGGGTAACTTCACTGTTCAGGGTCTTGGATCAGTCGCCTCAATGTCAAATGCAACCAAGGTAGGCGTTTCACAGGTGCTGGGTCGTATGTCCTATGCGGCGACACTCAGTCACTTGCGTCGTATCCAGACACCTGTAGAGAAGTCGGGCAAGTTGCTTGCACCTCGTAAGCTTCACGGCACCTCGTGGGGATTTATGTGTCCAGTAGAGACACCAGAAGGCCATTCGGTTGGTATTGTGAAGAATATGAGTCTACTGACCTCAATCTCTCAACACGTTCCATCTAGCACGATTCTGCACTTCCTTCAGGATGACAAGACGATCGTGTGGATTGATACTCCCCGAGTGTATACCGGAACATCCATTACAGTCAATGGTGTGATTGTCGGATACACAAACTCTCCTCATGAGCTCGTGATTGCTCTCAGGAAAGCCAAGCAGGTGCGCCGAATCCACCCACACATCTCAGTTGCCTGGTATACCCTGATGAACAACCTATCGATTGAGACAGATGGTGGCCGATGTGTCCGCCCTGTGTTTCGCAAGGGTGCATCACCACCTGCAGATCGATCTAGCTGGAACGAGTGGTGCAAGTCTTGTGTGGACTACATTGACTCGTCTGAGACGGAGACACTCAGGATTGCCATGAGCAAGGATGAGATGACCGATACACACACTCACTATGAGATCCATCCTTCGCTGATCGTGGGACACATGGCTTCGACGATTCCACTGTCGGACCATAATCAGTCACCTCGTAATACCTATCAATCTGCTATGGGTAAGCAGGCTATGTGCGTGTACGCAGGTAACTTTGCAAAGCGTCTGGACAAGAATGCATATGTCCTCTGCTCGATTGCCCGTCCGATCGTAGAGACCCGTGCAATGAACATCCTGAAGATGCATGAGATGCCCTTTGGGATGAATGCGATTGTTGCGATTGCCTGTTATGGTGGATACAATCAGGAGGACTCCGTTATCTTGAACAAGTCAGCGGTCAAGCGCGGGTTCTTCCGTGGTCTGTATTACGGAATGTACAAGGATGAGGAGCACCGTAACGTCACCTCAGGTCGTGAGGAGAAGTTCATGAAGCCTCAGAAGCACAATACGCGCAAGTACAAGAACACATCCTATGAGGCGGTCTCAGAGGCGGGTCTTCCAATCATCAACTCAGTTCTCCAGGAGAACGATGTGGTCATCGGTAAGGTTGTGAACCTCCGCAATGATGCTGCTGGGTATACATTTCGCGATGCTTCCACCACACACAAGAATTCTGAGCCGTGCCGTATCGACGGTGTCTGGCAGGACAAGAACTCAGATGGTTATCCGTTCATCAAGGTGCGCACTGTCTCTGAGCGTATTCCTCAGATTGGTGACAAGGTCTCTTCTCGTCACGGTCAGAAGGGAACCATTGGAATGCTAATGGAGGAAGAGGACATGCCCTTCACAGCATCCGGTCTCCGTCCAGACATCATCATGAATCCTCACGCTGTTCCTTCTCGTATGACGATTGCTCAGCTGATGGAGAACATCTTCGGCAAGATCGGTGTTCGCAAGGGCACTTTGGGTGATGGAACTCCGTACTCGCATCTGAAGGTGGAAGATCTCAAGAAGCACATGGTGGATATGGGGATGCATCCCTATGGAAATGAGATCCTGTACAACGGTCAGACAGGTGAGATGATGCAGGCTGAGATCTTTATGGGACCTACATTCTATCAGCGTCTGAAGCACATGGTGATTGACAAGAAGCATTCCCGAGCACGAGGACCGATTGTCTCACTGACACGTCAGCCTTGCGAGGGCAGGTCCCGGGATGGTGGTCTGCGTGTAGGAGAGATGGAACGTGACTGTATGATTTCACACGGCATCTCGGTGTTTACCAAGGAGCGTCTGATGGATGTTTCCGACCCGTTCAAGACGGGTATTTGCAAGACCTGTGGCACGCTTGCCGTGGTCAATCCGGTAGAGGGAATCTACTCGTGCGGTGCCTGTGGCAACAAGACCGACTTCGTGATGAAGACATTGCCCTATGCAATGAAGCTCTGGATGCAGGAGCTTGAGGCGATGCATATTACGCCTAGGATGCTACTGGAATGATCTTATAAAATACCATAAAACCCTGTACGAACTGGTTCAAGGGTCTTCAAATCATATACAATTGTGATTTCATGTTCAATCTCTTTATAATCGTGTGTAGATATATGATCAATCAACTTTTTTGGATACTTGTGCTCTCGTAAAAAATGTATGAAGTTGGATAGTGAGATGCCGTAATACTGTATATAGATTTGATCCTTATATTTATTCCAGATAGCAAGTTGCTTAGAAGGATATGTATCTAACAACATACGACACGTTTCAACATCTTCCTTGAACCCAATTTTTTGCGCATACGTCTTGAAGTGCCGTTTCATTTGATCTGGAGTATCAATACAAAAAATGCTTTCTGGTATTTCTAGACCTGTAGTTCCTTTTCCAAAAATAGGAAAGTTTGAACCTTCAGACGTTTTATAGTAATAATGTATATCTGAACCAATTGGATCATCGCGATCTAATAAGTCAATTGAGTGTATTAGACAAGGTGTTTTCTCCTTTAAACGAAATCCCTCAAGATGTGGATTATTGTAACTATTATTATGAATATCAAAGTGATATGCATAGATTTCCCATCTAATTACACCATCTTGCCATTTACAACCCCAAACAAGAGGGGTTTTAACTTCTTGTTTCATCTTGGTAATTTCCCTAAGAACTGCCTTGTTATGAATAGATTCATAGAGTATTCTTGCAGAAGGATATGCTGTTTTTGGTAAATACTTATCAAAGTGATAGAGATTGTAATATACTTTTGATGCAGGTTGTTTAGCCCAAGCTGGAACAATATCTAATGGTCTTAAATAGGATGTATCTGTAGGAGGATATAAAGTGATATGCTTTGTACCACTCAATACTGTTAATATTCCATCTTTATCATCATAATGAAGTCCTGTATCATGATATCCTTTTGAAATCCAAACATTCATTTCTGAACCTGGAGGTATCTTTGCATGCTTTTTTGCGGTAGTCAATATGTCTTCATTTAGTCTTTTGAATCTGTTGTTTTTTCGATAACCTTCTAATGTAATGATATATTCATTTTCATTATTGATGGTATGTTTTGGCTGTATAATATCAATCGTACTCTTCCAAGCTTCACTTTTATCTATTGACTCTTCAATAGCTGTAAGAAGTTGAGGTGGTTGTTCAACATCTGTAAGAATAAAAGGTATTGGAGATGATCCAACTTGTGGAGACATCCAAAAGTTAACAGCAGTGCTGGGACCTTGAGTTCTAACCCAGTGCCACCATCTACGAGGAATCCACATGCTCTCACCTGCATTCAATATGAACCGCTGTGGGTGTGTAAGAAGTAGTGAAGGTGTAAATAAGTAATTACTATGATCAATTGCACTAAAATGAGCATAGTCATGTTCAGAAGTTAAGTTGCGATTTATGTTTCCAACGATTGAAGACTGTGTAATGAGAATGTATACACTCAAAGCACATACTGAGATAACTGCCAAAATTACAATATACATTATATATTCGATCTATCCGATTAAGACTTCTTCTACGCAACAGGTGTAGGATCCTCCTGACGAACCATAGTGCTTAGACTTTCAGTTGATGGCGACTTAGCAAGCTTAGCAAATGTAGATCGGCGCTTACAAATATAAATCAACCACGCCGCAGTTACCGCAATTCCAACAACAGCTGCAATTCCAATAGCCTCCATTTTTTACTTCTCGCGTTCATCCTGAAAGTTTGTCTCATCCTTTAAACAAAATGCAAACTACACCCGCCGGAAACTCTGTCACCCCCGCCATGTCTGCCGGTCGTCGCCGCACCCGCAAGGGCCCTTCTGCCAAGGCCCTCAAGCGCGTCCTCAAGTCCCATGGCCTCAAGTCCTCTGGCAAGAAGTCCACGCTCCGTGCCCGTGCCAAGAAGGCCCACCTGCTCGGCAAGGCTTAAATCTCTGCTGTAAATAATGCCTAAATATACCCGTAAACTTCGGAGGACTCGGCGATCCCGCAGGGGCGGTGATGAGAACTATGTTGTTCCAAAGCAGGTCATGCCTGCAAATGAAAATGAAGCAGTACGTCCGCTCCTCAATGCAAAAGCGAACCTTCAACCAGCATCCTTGCGAATTCTGAAACCCAAACAACAATCAATCAGCGAGTTAGACTCTAGGAGGTCCAGTCTCTCAACAACTCCAAAGAGCTCAATGGTGTATGGTATGGCCAGGCGCCGTAAGACACGCCGTCATCGCAAGTAAACAATCGCCCAACCCAGGGACGTCAATACGTCCCACATTGGTGCGTCGCCCTAGACTGTAAATAATTTTTCTCGCTCTTATTCAAACAATCAATATGGGTGGTGGTCTTCTTCAGCTCGTCAGCTATGGTGCGCAGGACATCTACATTTCCGGCAACCCCCAGATTACTTTCTGGAAGGTTCTCTACAAGCGTCACACGAACTTCGCGATGGAGTCCATCGAGGTGACGTTCAACGGCCAGGCCGACTTCAACAAGCGTGTTACGGCTGTGATCAACCGTAACGCCGATCTCATGTATCGCACATATGTCCAGGTCGTTCTCCCCGCGGTTGACTTCGCGTCCGTCAGCGCGTTGAACCGCTTCCGCTGGCTCAACTACATCGGTCACCGTCTCATCAAGACGGTCGAGCTCGAGATCGGTGGTCAGCGAATTGACAGGCAATATGGTGACTGGATGCAGATCTGGACCCAGCTCTCTCAGGATGTTGGCACCACAGAGGCGCTCAACGACATGATCGGCAACACCCACGACCTCGTCCTGATGAAGGATCGCCGTGGATATGCGCTTGATGCATCTTGCGCGGGAGCCGAGCTCACAAACACCTGCGCCCCCCGTGCCGGAACCCCCGCGCGCACGCTCTACATCCCGCTCCAGTTCTGGTTCTGCCGCAACCCTGGTCTTGCGATCCCGCTCATCGCGCTCCAGTACCACGAGGTGCGAATCAACGTGGAGTTCGAGCAGTGGATCAACTGCACCTACTACGAGCTGATCACTTCCGCATCGACTGTGCCCACAAGCATCCAGTCACTCACGGCTGCGTCGCTCTACATCGACTACATCTACCTCGACACTGAGGAGCGTCGCCGATTTGCCCAGCAGACACACGAGTACCTGATTGAGCAGCTCCAGTTCACTGGCGCCGAGTCAATCACAAGCTCGAGCAACAAGATCCAGCTCAACTTCAACCACCCGGTTAAGGAGCTCGTCTGGGTTGTTCAGCGCGACTCGTTCGTGGACTGCACACCTAACCAGACCTTCATCACAGAGGTCAACGGATGCCAGCCTTTCAACTACACTGATGACTTCAGCACGGAGGGCATCGTGATGGACGTCCTCGCCCGTGGCTCTCTGGGTGGTGTTGGAGGTGTTGGACTGACAACTCCTACAACTGCCGGTGATGGCCCCTCTGGACCTTACCTCCCTGGTCTTGGTATCCAGACTGGTCCCTCGCTCAACGGCGCCTCATGGCTCGACACCAACCTTGGTACAGGTGGTAACGACCAGGCGATCGTGTTTGAGGACACGACCAACTACCTCCTCGCGAAGGTCATCCTCCAGTCTGGTGTTCGTTGCGAGGGCAAGAACCCAGTTGAGGTTGCCAAGCTCCAGCTCAACGGCCAGGACCGATTCACTGAGCGTGAGGGACGATACTTCTCCCGAGTGCAGCCCTACCAGCACCACACTCGCACCCCGACTCAGGGTATCAACGTGTATTCCTTCGCGCTCAAGCCCGAGGAGCACCAGCCATCAGGCACCTGCAACTTCTCCCGTATCGACAAGGCGACCCTCCAGCTCACGGTGTCAGTCAACACAGTGCGATCTGGACGAACTGCTCAGGTCCGAGTGTATGCAGTTAACTACAACGTGTTGCGAGTGATGTCAGGCATGGGCGGCCTCGCATACAGCAACTAAATACCAAAACCAAAAACTACAAGAAAACCCAAAAAAAAACCAAAAACAAAATGCGCGTCAAGCTTGACGTGGATTTTGTACTGGTAGAAGCAATGCGATTGAAAGATCTAATTGATAATCGTTATACGGATAAGGATACCGTTCATTCGTATATCGATGTATACCAGGAGATTCTTGAACCCATTTCTGAGTCTGCAACTCGCGTTCTTGAAGTAGGTATCCAACAAGGGGGATCCATAAAATTATGGTCAGAGTTCTTTCCAAATGCTCATGTATATGGAGTTGACATTACACTTGAAAAGCTTGAAATTGATTTATCATCTCCTCGAATCACTTGCCTGACAACGGATGCATATGATCGTGAGTTTGTTAAGTCGCTTGGATATGGTACATTTGATTTTGTAATCGACGATGGACCTCATACCAAGGAATCCATGATGTTTTTTGCGAAGGAGTATGTGAAGCTTCTTAAACCAGGTGGTGTTTTGGTGATCGAAGATATTCCGTCCACGCACTGGGTCAAAGATATCTTAATGGCATTACCAGATACTCTTCGTAACATTGCAATTGTACACGATCATCGTTCTCTAAAAAATCGATGGGATGACATCTTTATTACGTTGCGTTTACCAATCTAAGAAGGACCCCCGTAGACCAATTCTACGTATTTCTTTTCATATTCAATATAGTTAGGTATTTCGTTATACATGAAGTGCATCGCAGTCCCGCGACGAATTATAACCATAGCAAGGTTGTTCATATCCCTCCACCTATTCAAAGGGACTTCATCATACCCATCCACAAATAACTCAGTCTTCAACAGAACATGCTTATATGTGTCTGTTCGTATACAGAAGATGCTATCGCAGAAATAGGGTGATCTGCTATCATAGGTTAATGAATATGAATCTGGGTTAAGAATTTGGTCCTTGTATTTGCAGACGATGTTGTTCAATTCTACCAACGCATGTTCATTAACTCTGATTGGGTGTATTCCCTTGTAATAATGTTTAATTGCTTTGACACCTGTATAGAAGTCACTAGAACTCCATTCATTTGCATCTACAGTGTATTTATTCAGAGAACGAAAGTCTACGTCCCATTTGGTTTCAAACAGATGTGCTTTGAATAACGTATACATGTGCTGTTTCTCATCTGGTGTTAGATAGTCATCAATAAAGTACTCACAGCTGGGTATTCCAGATGTAATCGTTGGTGTCAGAAGTAGATTGGTATCATTTTGTAAAATTGATCTGTTCTCAAACATGTAATCGTAAACAGATGAGCCCATAAGAATATCATTATCATGCTTGATAATATATGGAATTTCATTGTGTTGTGCAAACTCAAGTGTAAAGCGAATCTTACTCATATAATTGTTAACACAGTCGAACTGTTTGACGGTATAAGATATCATTGAGTTTCTCAGGACCTCGTTGTAAAATTCAGTATCATCGGTATGTGTGAGTACGAGCAAATGAACACTATCCACGTTCTTAGATTCATTGATCGATTTCACGGTGTGCTTGAATGTATGTTGTCGCCGTTCCTCTGCTAAGTACATAATGCAGATATCGTATTTAGGCTCGTCCGCCACGGGACGGATACCAAGATTGCGATTAAAGTACATATTAAGTTTCTTGTAATGGGGTATGGAGTTTACATTTGGTATTATTACGAATGGCTGTAATAATCAAAATCTAAGCAAAATAGTCGATTCAATTCTTGCAATGAACATTGCAGTCTTTGAAATCATAGTTGTGGGTCCCGCCGAGACTTGTGTCCTCCCAGGTGTGTCATTTATACAGTTTGATGAGAGTCTGAAACCAAATTGGATCACGCGTAAGAAAAATATGATTTGTCAGACAGCAAAGTATGAAAACATCGTGCTATTACACGATTATATAGTGTTTGATAAGGATTGGTATAAAGGCTTCCTACAGTTCGGAAATTCATTTGATGTCTGTATCAACCGAATTTTAAACCAAGATGGAACCAGATTTAGAGACTATACGCTCTTCCCGTTCTATATGCAGTCAATTGACACTAAGTTTTCTACACAGTGTCTATTGCCATATAACTTTAAACTGACACCAATAACTGCTAAACTGTCGTATATATCGGGTAGTTATTACGTGGTAAAGAAACACATTGCACTTCAATATCCACTTGATGAAACAAAGTCATGGGGTGAAGGTGAAGATGTTGAATTCTCATACCGTACTGCGTGTCGCGGGATAGTTGCTCAGATGAACCCACACAGTGTAGTTTCCTTTTTGAAATACAAAAGTATTCCTGCTTGGGACGTAGAGATTACAGATACACGTCTACTAAGACTGTTGAACTCCCTAACAGCCAGGGATGTTGAGAAATGGAAACGAGATCCAGCGTGTTTTCATTTATTTCCGATCTTACACATCTAGAAATAGACGTGATAGTTTGAGTTTATAGCATTTGTAGGGCAGGTCAAAGGAACCTCCTGCTCAATTAGAACTCGCTTGCCAATATCAAAAACCTTCACATGATTCCAAAGAAGAAACCCATTACAACACCTAGGAAAAAGAGTTCTTAGGTAGTTTTGTTGTATTTGAGGGTGTACTTCGGAAAAACAATAGTTACTGATTAGGAAGTTATCATTGCCTTTGACATTGCTACCATACGTAGATGCACTCTCAAAGTAGATTGGGAATGAAGTCGTGTGGTTTGATAGATAGAGTTTCTGGAAACTCAAAGGATCATCCAAATCAATCATCGTATAGGATTTAACCGTGATTCCAAACATAGGGCTAAAGCTATCAATAGCCAGAGCTAGTCCACCGTAACCGCATCCAACTTCTACTATAGAAGGATTTAGGTTTTTAACACGGACACAATGACTCAAAATAAGCATTGCATGACGTATGTATCGCAATGAACTTGGCGATACAAGCATACCGTCAATCGATACTAGCTTAGGAGATCCAATTTGATCATTCTTTCTACAGAACGAGAGAATGGCATCTCGACTTAATCCATTTAAGTTCGTAATGGATTCGAAATACTTCTGCCCTAACTCGGGACTTACATGCTCAAGGATACCTTGATAGGCTGGATTTCCCTTGAAGTTTGATAGATCTTTTGACTCAACAATACTGCGAATATACGCACAGTACGTTTGATACATAGGTTCTACGGTGTTCGCCATTGATGTGTATCATTGTTAAACGTTTAGACCCTTTACATCAGTTGAAGATCTTCGAGTGTATCGAGATTATCGTAGACTTTACCTTTGAACCTAAATGTACAATAGAGTTGATCTAAGAAGTTTGGAGCCGTATTTATGTTCATACAGTATCCATTCGCTTCGTTTCGTAGATAGACACGCTCAAGCATACTGTTTCGGTGAAATAGAACATTGATATACTTCTCATCAACAGACTTCACGTAATACATGATGTTTATCATAAATGCACTCCCCCAGCAAACTGTTATCTTATTTGCCTTGTTGAATAAATAGATTCGTAGTTCATCGTCGTGAATATCACTGACGTCTTTAACCGAGTTCTCTTTACAGTATTCTTCAAACTTGATACTTCGTTGAAATGAAGTTGCTAAACGATCAATGTTATTGGGATTATGATACTTGAGTCTGCAAACAGAGTCAAAATACGGAGTTCCTTCGTATACCTTCATGATTGGATCAATAATACGTTCATTCATGAACTCTTTGACATGGGGGAATAATATGTTACTGTATGCGCGAGTACATATAACTCGGCGTAAGCTATAATTTGTATTTGGTTCTGCGTATACGTAGTTAAATCCAAGATATTTGCTTAATAATGCTAGGGTTTGGTTATAATAAACGTTATCGCAGCGGATAACCAAAAGCTTACATGATAGATTCCACTTGACATAGATGTATGCTAAATGTATCATATGATCAAATGAATGTGCCCATCCATTTGCACAGTCATAGTCTACAAAGTAAAAGAGAGTTTCATTGATTGGAGTTAGGGACCCCCTTTGTAAGGCATTATATGTGTCAATGAGTTCTCTGGAATACCAATCTCCGATATGGTGACTGTATTCATTAATAAGGAACGAAGTCTGCTTATTCGTTATGCTTATAATCTTACCATTGATAACGCCAATTGGAGTAAAAAACCCGTGTTGACTTGAAGGTTGGGTACGAAATCCAACATCGGTGAATGTGTGGAGTCTTTCCTCACCCCTATAATCATCAACGTCTAAGATACTCTGTTTTGGTATGTAGTTAAAAAGAGTATGCATTTTATATACTTAGGCTGATTTAATGAATTTTGTAGGATTGTCGGTACAGACCCCTAAACAACTTCCAATCTCATCGCCCGGTGGCATAACACAGATCACATTATCGGTAGTAGGACTCCCAATATTTCCCCAAATATATCCCTTACTTGTGAGAGTATATGTATCCTTGTCATGGAAGAAGCAGTTGAACTGATCTTTTAAGTAAATAAGTGCATCTAGATTCTTACAGTGAACCCATAACACGCTCTGATATTGTGTAAGAAATGTAATGGTCGTTTTGTATGTTGGACCATCATGTCCTAACCATAATTCACCTTGCACTCGCCAAACATCAATCTCACAGTCAAACCCCTCTGCAATAGCAGAGCTGATCGTTTCCTCCTTATTTTCAGTTTCAGGATGGGGTCCGTTCGTATTTCCGCGATGTGCAATAATCAGCATAATGTATATAAGTATTCCTCCTTAAAATGAAGCTGATTGTATTTGACCTGGATGGGGTCTTACTTGATTTTTGTGAGGTTCATTACGAAACGCTTAATCAAGCAATTTGCGAAGTAGCAGGGTTTAATTACTCAATTTCTCGGGAGGAACATGATACAAGCTATAATGGGCGTAGTACTCGGGCTAAGCTCGCTATGCTTGGACAACAAAAAGGTTTAGCACCCCTTCTATTCGAGGATATCTTTATTCGGAAGCAAGAGTTAACCGCCAGCGCAGTATCTAGAGTTTCTAGATCACCTGTTCTTTGCTCAATTCTAACACGTCTCCGGACTGAGGGATATCAGACTGCATGTGCAACAAACTGTATTAGGGCTACTCTTAATGCAGCACTTGATGCACTCGGGATTCGTGATCTATTTACGTTCACAGTCTCTAATGAAGACGTTCTATACCCAAAGCCCAGCCCGGAGATTTATGAACTATGCCATCGGAAAGCAGGAGTTACTCCAAGTGAAACTCTCATCTTTGAGGATTCACCAGTTGGACTTGCTTCAGCACGCGCAAGTGGATCTAAGGTTATTTGCGTTCCTACACCATCGTCTTTAACCGAAGAGTTTGTAATGAGCGCAGTTAGACCGATTACGATCGTGATTCCAATGGCAGGCAATGGAAGTCGATTCGCGAAAGCTGGATATACTGATCCAAAGCCACTTATTCCGGTTCACGGTAAACCCATGATCTCGTGGGTAGTTGAGAATCTTAAAGTTCCTGGTGCGCGATTTGTATTTATCATTCGGGCAGATTACCCTGCATCTTGTAAAGAGTATCTTCGATCAATTGCACCCGAGTGTTCCATCATCGTGGTTCACAAAGTTACAGAGGGGGCAGCCTGCACTGTACTGCTCGCGAAGAATCAGATCAATAACGATACACCCCTTTTGATTGCAAATAGCGATCAGTTCATTGAGTTTGATGCAGGCGACTTTGTCCACTCATTCTTGATGTCGGGTGTAGATGGTAAGATTTCTACATTTGATGGTCATAGAGACCCTAAGTGGTCGTATGCCGCCGTAAAGGATGGATACGTTACTGAGGTTCGTGAGAAGGATCCATTTTCAGACCATGCAACCACCGGTGTGTACATGTGGAAGCGCGGTTCGGATTTTGTTCGGTTTGCCGAGCAAATGATCACAAAGAATATTCGGGTGAATAATGAATTCTATACGGTGCCCGTATACAACGAGGCAATTGCAGGTGGATTGAAGATTACGATAGACAGTTGCAAACAGATGTGGGGATTAGGTGTGCCTGAAGATCTTGAATATTTTCTTACAAACTACACGGCACATCGGATTACACCTGGAAAGTAGTATCCATCGATATAAATACCTGAGTCGTTAAAGAATCGAGTCGGCATCACAATGGTTCTGTTTGGGTTTAGAAACGCACCCCACCAAGAGAAGGACGAGTTTGCACAGATTCCACCTTTCGTGCACTGTGCCATCCCTGCAAGGCTCGTGAGTTCATCTGCTTGCACAAATGAATGTGAGATAGTCGAGAGGAATGAACACTTCTTTGCATATGGGATATCATTCGTGTAGATGAAGAAGTGTGTGTCCTTTGGAAAGCACTGGATGGCATTCTGGTAATATGCCCGTTGTAAGCGTACATCATGTAGCCAATGATCTACAAAATCTCCTCCACGAATGTGTAGAAATGCCCCATCTTGAGGTGGGACAGACGGTAACACTAATCGGCTTGTAAAATCAGTAGGGATGTACTTCCAGTTCTGAAAATACCCATTAAGACAGATAGATTCATTGGATGGAAGTATCTGAGTCCAGTCATACTTTCGGTAGGATGGTTCCTGCACATCAGTGAATGGCTCTGGTAGCTTAGGAAGAGTTGCCCACCCAAATAGGATCGAGTCAAAGTAATTTGCAGAGCTATGAACCGTATTAGGTGATACTCTATCAAGAATGCATAGAGAACGGTTTGTTTCTATTGCAATCGTTTCGGATGCGGCGAGTTGGAACAATTGGTTCCCAAGACCCCCTGCAAGTTTAGCTGCCAGCATTATGAGCTATCTTTAGAAATATACGGTTCCCTATACGCGGTATGTATTTAGTTTTCTGGTATTCACTAAGAACAACACATGTTACGTCTTCCAGTCTCAATTGGAGAGGCAGTTGATAAGCTTACGATTCTTGATATCAAGTGTAAGCGGATTACGGATCCGATCAAACTCCAACACTGCAGGGTTGAATATCAAGCTCTGTATGATGAGCTTCAGGAGCATATGATCAAGTATCCCTTCCACTATGGGCTTCTATACAAGATCAATGATGAGATCTGGAACATTCAAGATGAGTTTCGGAAGAATCCAACTAAAGAAGATTGCGTATCTATATTAGACAAGAACGACATGAGGTTTCGTTTGAAGAACATCGTGAATAATCTGACAAATTCCAATCTTCGGGAACAGAAGGGATATCCGAAACGTAAGGCACTTGTATTTCATCATTTAGGATTGGGTGATCATGTTTGTATGATTGGGGCCGTACGGTATGTTGCACTGCAACATGATGAAACGGTTATCTTCTGCTATGCACGTAATGAGAAGAACGTGAGGTCCTTTTTCTCAGATGATCCAAGTATTACGCTGAGGGTTATCAACACATTAGATGAAGCTATCTATTACCAATCTGAATTTACAAATGTGTACTTATCTGGAAACCACGCTCAGATCTGGGATAATTCAATTGACTTCCCTGCGTGTTTCTATGACCATATGAAGATGGACCGTTCGATCCGCTATTCATACTTTCATATTCCGACATCTCCTACCGCATTAACCGTCTATGAAACGATTCGTGAGGTGCCGTATATCTTCGTTCATCAGACCTTTCTTGGAAATGGTGGTGGAGTTATCTCATCATTTATTACGTGGGATATCAATGAAACACTCACACTTGATCCCAATATCAATCTGTATCCCGAAGGACACAAGTGGCATGACCTGGCACAAGGGACTATTAATTTGCCGTTCATAGACTACAGTGAAATCATTAAGCATGCAAAGGAGGTTCATGTTGTTAATAGTTCATTCTACTGCCTCGCTGCACACCTAGAATTAGATGCTTCGGTTAAGAAGTGCTACCTTCGTGAAACAGGTCAGTATGATCCTGCTTGGGGCTTTCGCTCGTAGACTGCCCATCCGTTCCGCTCTGTATCACAACCATCAACGCACACCCATTCAGGGTGATCAGCAAACCATGCGAGGATCTTCGGACACTTTGCAGTTTGCGTATCATCCAGGAGATACACGGATGCATTTGTTGTGGCAATCATCTTCTCAAACTCAAACCACGTCAAGTACTCAGCTCCATCTAGTAGAATGACCTGTGGATCGTTCATAGGGACGTATTTGCAGTTCCAAAAGTGCGTAATATCTTGAGTATGCCACTCTACATTGATCGACGGGTGGACTGCACAAACCATTTCCCACGTAGGACACTCGTGATCCTCTAACATCCGCCCATGAATGATCTGAATTGGAGAGTATCCCCTCCATACGTTTGTCGCTTCAATCACACGATCGTTTGCAATTTCATAACTCTGAAGTGCAAAGGTATCCTTGCGATTCTTAAATCCTTCATAGAAACAGCATGTAGAACCTTGACCATTCCAGGTCCCAATTTCAAGATAGCGACTAAACTTGGGATCCGATGCGTACTTGGTAATCCATCTTCCAAATGGACTGTTGACTTGAACCTGACCTGTATTTGCAACGTTCATTTCTATTCCCCTAGATAGTATCATCTGTAACTATCCGCGCCTTCTATTCCAGAAGTACTTGGGCTTTGGTAGGACATCATATACAATTCCATCAAGCGTATACTTTCCAACAAATTTGGCAAACTTCCTTTGAATAAAATCGATCTGATCCCTGTACGACATTGTATAGATTGGATCAAAGTTTGCGTTATAGTATGGTCGCCCATTAGTCTCATTTGAACGATTATGAAATGCATCTTGATCTTTTGGCATATTCCAATACCCGTCACGATAAATAACATCAAGAGGGATCTCCTGAGTGCCCGGAGTCATGATAACATTGTTAAAGTCAAGAGACTCAACCTTATAACCTTTAATATGCTCAAGCATTGAAAGTGAATATCCATAAAAATGGCTTGTATCCCACCAATATTTTGGATCGTAGTTTACAGTAAACTTAATTGGAGGAGGAATCTTTTCATTGATTTCACTGATAATCAACTGAGGCTTATATACCGAAAGGATCTTCTGAAGCACGAAGAAATCATATCCATCAATGTCCAGCGAAAGATAGAAACCATCAGGAACTCCAGCATCCTGTAAAAGTTGTATGATATTATCAGGTGTTACCATCTGCGAAATAACCTTAACGGGGTACTCTTTAACACGCTCCTTCAAATGAGCAACTTCTGGTGCACATTCAAACATTACACCACTCCAACCGTATTGTAGAAGGGCTTCGCTTTGTGATGTGACTATATCATCTGAAGCACCAATATCTACAAAGAATTTAATAGGCAATTCAAGAAGCCTATTTAGTATTTTAGATGATGTAGATGCCATTTATATTCTAATTATAAACTATCATGTGCAACCATTCGCGAAACTAGTTCGGGAAACGTAGTCGTAGCTTTCCATCCGAGCTTATACCATGCCTTTGACGGATCTCCAATGAGAAGCTCAACTTCTGCCGGTCGATAGAACTCAGAGTTGATACGGATAATCACCCGACCGTTTTTATCCTCGCCCGTTTCATTAACTCCCTCGCCCTTCCAAATGATCTTACCCCATGCAGTCTCCAAAAACTCTCGGACTGTATGTGTTTCACCTGTAGCAAGGATATAATCATCTGGTTTGTCCTGTTGAAGCATACGCCACATTCCCTCTACATAGTCAGGTGCATATCCCCAATCGCGCTTTGCATCTAGGTTTCCGAGCTCAAGAACGAAGTCGGGATCCTTTCGCAATCTTGCAATGCCCTTCGTGATCTTACGAGTGATGAACTCCTCTCCACGACGCTCAGATTCGTGATTAAAGAGAATACCATTGCAAGCGAACATTCCATAGCTCTCACGGTAGTTCCTCACAATCCAATATGCATAGAGTTTTGCAACGCCATACGGGCTCCTAGGGTAGAAGGGTGTTGTCTCTGTCTGGGGTGTCTCAACCACTTTGCCATACAATTCAGACGTAGATGCCTGATAGAACTTAGCTCGGTTTAGATGAAGTGAGCGCAGGATATCGAGGATACGCAAGGGTCCAAGGGCATCCACCTCTGCAGTAAACTCGGGTTGCCGAAAGGACGTGTGGACGTGAGACTGTGCTGCAAGGTTGTACACTTCGATATTCTTGTAATGGGACACTTCCTCAAAGACAGCTCGTAGGGAGTTTCCGTCACAAAGATCAGCTTCCCGAAGGAAGAATCGGGGATGAGTGAGAATCTTAGAAATTCGCTCGGTGTTTGAACGAGATGTCCGCCGGGCGATTCCATAGACATCATAGTCCTTTGAGAGAAGGAGCTCTGCAAGGTAAGAACCGTCCTGTCCTGTTACACCTGTTACAACTGCAGCCTGGTTCATTTGATTACACTAGGTAATATCATGAAGATTCTTTCATCTGCAAATAGAAATGTGGACGGCAGAGGACGTGCTTTGTGGTGATCGCTTTCTAACTGCATTTCCCAACAACTACTTCAAGACTGATATCTTCTACATAAGGGGTACAACGTCCTGGCGCGGACGCGTGATCTTTCCTCCTAGATTACAGAAGACCATTATTGCTGGACATTCAGATTATCCTCTTACAGATGAGATTGTAGCTCGATACCCTCGTGCTACATGGTTCTCAACAAACACTCAGTCTAAGCGGGTGAATGGTGTTCCACTTGGAATTACTAACGATACAGATGAGTCCCCAATCCATCGCATCTATGGCAATATCCCAATGATGGTTGAGGTTGCACGTCTACCTCGTGATATCAAGAACCTCGTCTATCTGAACTTTGCAGTTCACACATATCCCTCTGAACGTGCTCCTTTGAAGGAGATGTTTACAGGGGTTCCGTGGGTGTCTCATGGCGAGAGTGTAAACACATTTGAAGGTCGTCGGGCATTCTTGGAAGACGTTCGTAATCATACCTTTGTCCTATGTCCTCGTGGCAACGGAATTGATACTCATCGCTTATGGGAAACGCTGTACATGGGGAGTATTCCCATTGTAAAGCGAGACATTGCACATTCTGGCTGGATGGATCTTCCTATTTTATTCGTGGATGACTGGAATGAGGTCACACAAGATCGCCTTCTTGCCGAACAGAAGCGAATTGAGTCAACCTCTTGGAATATGGAAAAGCTGAAGGTCGGATATTGGATCAAAGTTATTAAGGAGTCTTTATAAACAATGAATCAACAAACGAGCATAGTACGACGAGAAAAACCAGCACAGTATGAAAGGATATCCTGGACACCGCGTGGGATTTTAAAGAAAGTCCATGAATTTCACGGGTTACAGGGTGATGACGCAATGTTGTTCGAGTCATATTTTCATAGTCTTCGTAATGGTGTATTCTTGGAAATGGGAGCATTGGATGGAGTAAAGTTTTCAAATACTAAGTTTTTTGAAGACAATTCAAACTGGACTGGAGTTTTAATTGAACCCTTACCAGATGATTATCAAAAACTTGTGAAGAACAGACCAAATGCAAGATGTTATAATTGTGCAGTTTCAAAAACAGTAGGTGAGATTGAGCTCTATGTTAACGATGCAGTAAGCTCTGTCAAACATAATACGGATGAAGGAGCCTTTGATGCATGGCATCGCGGTAATAATGTTCAGATAATCAAAGTTCCGTCGAAACGTCTAGATACAATTCTACATGATGCAGGGGTCCGCCATATTGATTTATGGTCCCTTGATGTAGAAGGATCTGAATATGAAGCACTTGAGACAATGGATTGGTCCATTTCGGTATACCTTATCTACATGGAGATGCAGAATCTAGATAGGAAAGAGAGGTGTCATTCCATCTTACGCGCAAATGGTTTCAATTTGGTCCGTCTATATGGTATCAATGAGGTGTGGATCAATCCAGTTCATCGGAGGAAATATTGAGGATCTAGATGGACTTCTCCTCGAGGTACATACAACGGGTCTGTCCAGGACTCTAGAATGCAAATTGGAAATCTCGCATACAAATGGTCTAGATTGCCACGAAGAACAACCGGCGTTGCCCCACATGCAAGTGCTTCATAAACTCGATGTGTATCTTCACCGGTTCCGCGTGGACAGAGGACAAACTTTGAATGACACAAATCATCGTAGTATTCGGGATGACCGATTCCATTAACCGGATTTTTACGAACAACACGGGGATCGTTTTCAAATGCATAATAACAATCCCATCTTGCTTTGTGAGTTCCTGAAAAATTAGAGTAGATCTCAATGTGACGATCTGTAGATGGACGGATATTTGGGATATGTTTCAGACCGCTATCCGGAAATCCAAGAGGAATTGTTGTAAGCTGTGGATGCTGAACCGTCGTGTTAATTGCCCATATATGCAGAGCACGAGGTAAAGTCTTTATAAGACGGGCTGCATCAAACGGTGTGTCGGCGTTATGAATAATCAGATTGAAGCGTTTTGGACTTGCAAGTCGGATGCTGAGAAACTGGTCTAGATATTCTCCATTAATGAAGACCCAATCTCCCTGACGAGATCCCCATTGCATAAAGGGTCGTTCCTTGTAACGAGGATCATAAATCCAAGTGCACAGATCAGCGAATGCTTTTCCAGAGATCATTATAATGGTAAAGGTGTTTTCTTTTTGTCTGTATGGACCGCCGAACCCGCGATACTATCCAGTTCCGATGTTGCAAAATATCTATTTAATTGGGACTCACTTTCCCGATTGGAAAGTCTACATCTACACATCACCTGACGTAGATGGAGAGTTTCTGAGACAAGTTGTTCAATATTCGAATGTAGTTCTACGTCCAACTGGCAACTTTGGAATCATCAATATGATTTCGCGATTCTTTGCGATTGATGAACCTGATGTTGAAATTATGTTTGTTCGAGATGCAGATAGTCATGTTCATTGGAAAGATCGGTGGGCGATCCGGAACTTCCTTTCGAAACCTCATTTTCATGTTCATGCAATCCGTGATCATCCAGAACATACATCCAGTTTAATGGGAGGAATGTGGGGCATGCGAAAAACTGCTAATCTGAATATTAGTCAACAGTATGAACTGTACTTAAAAAGTCCAATTGATCGTGGGTATGGAGCAGATCAGAGTTTTCTCTCAAGCTACGTGTATCCCTACATCCGAAACGTGTTGCTTGTTCACATAGGTGAAGGACCGGCTTATGATCGAGAGCATGCAATCAAGTTTCCATTCTTGTTTTCAGAAAACTTCTTTTGCGGACGCGATGATGGACCTGACTTTGTAGATGTACCAGAGCCTACAAAACGCGCTGTCTTTCCCTTTATAAAGTCACCAACGTAAACAATGATCGGAGTTGCAATCCCGTGTTATGTGAATCATTTTAACCTACTTCCTTCGCTTATTGAGAACATCTCAAAATCAACTATTCGTCCAGATCATATTGCTATCTCCTGTTCTTCGTGGACTCATGATAACCGAACCGATACGGTGTATGAGGGAATCCCAGTTTCGATACAATATTCTACGAAACGGCTCAATCAAGCTACAAACCGAAACATTGCAGGGAGTATGCTACGAACACAGTTGATTTCGTTCATTGATGCAGACGATCTAATGCACCCATCTCGGCTTGAGTACGTGGTGCGGGCGTTCAAAGAGGGACCCTACCATGCAATCTACCATAGCTATGCAAGTGAGCCGATTGGTGAATATTCAAAGCCGTTTGAGCCGATAGGAGAGTATGAACTTGTTTCAACACCGATTGTTTCAAATCCAAATGCAATTGGAATTTTGGTTGGAAGTACCTCATATCCAATCCATCACGCGCATGTTACAGTTCGGAGGGACGTGTTCAACAGGTTTAAGTTTGATGAACGATGGGAAGTCTACAGAATGGAGGATTCATTCTATGGCAAGACACTTGTAGAAAGCGGTGTATCGTTAGGCTACCTTGCAAACAAACTGACGCGGTATATTTTCACACCTACTCAATAAATGCACATCAAGGCAATTGGATCGCGCGCACAGGTAATGCATGGAACGGCTGATCATACAGCCGGGGGTCTCAAGAAGGGAGACCTTAAGATGAACAAGTGGGGTCGTATCGTCTCACGTAAGAAGTCAGCTCGCATGTCCCGTGGAAAAACTCGCCGTAACAAGTAATGCGGTTGATCTCTTTATTAAGTGCAGCATTATGGGTGGACTTCGTGGTGATGGCACTTATCAACACCGTTCCAACACGTATTTCGTTTCTCCCACCCACAGGTGCACTCAAGTTGTGGTATGATAAATTCGGACTTGCTGCTGTATCTGCGGATGTTCTTAGTTTGATGCTAGGAGTCTTGATTGCCACCTTCATTTTCCCAACTGCATATGGTCTTCAGTTGGTTTTCGGTGCAATCTTTGTGCAACTCTTACACGACCTCTTCTTCTACTTTGTCGTCATTCAGGGACTTCCACAAGGTCAGAACTCTATGATCGATGTCTTTAAGGCGTATGCAAGCGAAGGTGGATGGACGATCCTTCTTGCAGATGCGTTGATGATTAGTTCGGTTGTCTTTCTGTCCGAACTGTCAGATATTCTGTTTTCATATCGCACAATTGCGTTCCAAGCGCTCTTGGGCATGTACTCACTGATTTATATTACCTATACTAAGTAATGGGAGGAGGATTATTTGGAACACACCTTACACTTAACCCAAAGTGCCTAGTGTTTTCCCTGTTTGTATTGATTGTGTACTGGATGCCTCATTTCAAGGCTCTACCCCACCGTATTCTCATGGCATTTCTATTGGCCTGCGTTGCGTATGTTGCTCTTGCATGGTATGACATGATCTACGATTGCAAGGATCGGCTGAAGCCTACCTTTCTGGGATGGATGTGGGGCTGGGCTAAGCCACCTTCCTATATGAAGGAGTTCATGGACTTACCCGAACGAGAACAAAAGCTGGTGCGCACAATTGACATTGTGGTTCTAATTGGAATCGTGGTTCTGTTCTTTCTTCCTTTCCTTGTCAAGAAGTAATGGCAGTTCCGAAAGACTTTGTAGACGGAGCAATCAAATCGGTCAACTGGACGGTGGGTAAGTTTGACCTCCTTCCCATCGTTTTTGGCATTGTGATGGCGCTGATTGACATCAGTATGATGGGGACACTGAAACTTGTGAATCAGGGTAATCTTGCGTATTCTACAGGATTCCCGATTGCTACCCTTCTCTACGCGTTTGAACCGTATGTCTTCCTGAAAGCGATGACCCATTCCAACATGGTTGTGACGAACTTGATCTGGAACTTGGCATCCAATATTTTGGTGACACTTGCAGGTGTGTTCTTCTTTGGTGAGAGCATCAAGGGTTTGAAATGGTTAGCTATTGGCCTAAGTCTCTTTTCATTAGGTATTTTTGCTTATTCTGACTAATGTATAATGGCAAAGACTCTAAAACAACGCCTTAGGGCTGCTAAGAAGAAGTGCTCACCTGGTTATGATGTATATAACTACCGAATGAACCAAAAAGGCGAGTTCTGGAGCTGTCTTCCTGCTGGACTGAAGAGAAGCAAAACAAGAAAGGTGCGTAGAAGAACTTAGACACCGAGCCTCAAGGATACATAAATGGACGACCTTGTTGTAGCAAAGACGGTTCAGACGTCGCCTATCCGCACCCTCGCCGAGGGACTTAAGTCCATGCTGGTGGAAATGAGCCTTGTTTTTGATAAGGATGGCATCAGAATGATTGCGATGGACAATACTCGCACGGTTTTGACTCATATGCGTTTGTATGCAAACAAGTTTGAGAAGTATGAGTACAACCACTCTGCTCCAAAGCTTGATGTGGGTCTGAATACAGATCACTTCTACCGTATCGTGAAGACAGTGACGAACGATGATACGATCACATTCTCTGTTTCCAAGCATGAGTCTAACCACCTGACGATCACCATTGAGAACGGTGAGAAGGGTCGTCGCACTAAGTATCGCCTGAACCTACTGGATCGGGATGATTCGGACATCACGATGCCTGAGACAGAGTTCTCTGCTCACACGACAATCCCTTCGCTGGACTTCCAGAAGATCTGTCGCGATATGACTCTTTTGTCGGCAAAGACGGTTGAGATCAAGAAGGTTGGTAGCATCCTGACATTTGCTTGCAAGGGTCCATTTGCACAGCAGACAGTTACAATGGGTGATGCTGCAACGGACATCTCCACCGTGAAGAGCGATTCAGATGCGATCGTGAGTGGAACGTACTCTCTGCCTCACTTGGTTCTCTTTACCAAGTGCTCTAACCTGTCCAACAATCTTGAGCTCCATATGAAGAACGATTGGTTCCTGATGATCCGGTATGTCATTGCGAACCTTGGCGACATCAAGCTCTGCCTGATGCCGTGTTCTACCTAAAACTACTTCTTACTAAACTATAATGCCGAAGACTCCGAGGAAAACATCATCTCGTCGCCGGAAAA